GACGGTTTGGGGGAAGAATCTTCTGATTCACCTGATATTCGAAATTTGAGTATAACAAATCGGTATAGTCAGCCCTGACCCTGGTTTCGGTCTGAGTATAACTAAAAAGCATAAGCCCTACTGGAATCTCCGGTTCAGACGCTCCCATGGCCGGTGCCTTTTTGACTGGGTCAGGTCGTTGAGCGGGGGCCGGTGAATGGCGATCTGCTCGCGCTCATACCGGGTTATCTGGTCCTTGGGCATCCAGTGAATCTTCACCTGGTCGAACCCCTTGGCCTTGTAGTGGTCGCCGAACACGCGGTCCAGCACGTTGATGGACTTTCCGATGTAAACGATCTTGCCGGCCAGCCTGAGGAAGTAAACCCCAGACAGGGACCCCAGTTCGGAGACGACCAGCTTGGATGGGTTGGATTCAATGATCTTCATAAGTTGAGAGCCATGGTTCTCATTTGGGAGATTTAGTTCCCAAATCAGAGGGGGCGGTAACGCACCGGCGTCCAGTCCAGCGGGCCCACGACCGTCTCCGGCAGTCGGCCCATGTTGGTGTAGATGCCCGCCCACAGGATGCTCCAGCCGTAATGCTGGTCATGGCGGCGGTTGGCCGCGGCGATCTCCTCCGAGGAAAAGGCTCCCGTGCCGGTGTCGTTGGCCAGGGCGACCATCTCACCGAGGGTCAGTTCACGGCGGCTGCGTTTCTCCAGGGGGACGTTGGGTTTGGTGTTGAAGGGATTCATAGTTTTGTGGGTATTGGGGGTTGGGGAAAGGAAAAGGGCCGACAGGTGATGTTCTCGTGACAGAGAACCCGTCGGCCCCAAACCAAGACGCTCAAGCAAACACAGAGCAGGGGGAGCATGGCGTCAAAAAGGCATGTTGTCAAACGGTGTCTTGACCTTGCGCTGGTGCAGGGCCTTCAGCTTGTCTGCCGGTGCCGGCCCTGCCACCCGGTAGGCCGTGTTTGGAATCCTCTCGCCCGCAGCCAGCCGGTCATGCTGCCGCGCATATTCCAGCGCCGTGCGGTTAATCTCCTCCTGTGGCATAATCGGCATTCCTTCAAATAAGTTTGCTGGCATGGTTCGGTTGGATTGGTGGTAGATGTAAGCAACTTCGTAAGGCGCAGTCTCCCAGCGCGGATCGCCTTGATAAATTGGCTCGGCATTGAACTCTGGAGTCATATGCCTTACGCCTGTCATTTCGCGCTCCTGGTTCGATCTCCAATCAGGACGGTGCTCCGCCAGCATTTCGTAGGTGTCCCGGTTCATTTGATTGGCTTGGTCACGATGACCAGGATTTCCACCCCGGCCGAGTTGGTCCAGTAATCATAGCCCTTGGTGGACTTGGTTTTTTCATAGTGCCACGGCTCCCGGTTTGTCATGTGAAAAATCCCGGCCGTAATTACGCAGCCGCACAAAAACACGAACAGCTCGCCACATAAAGTCCGCCAGTGTTCAGCCTTCATTCCTGTCCCTCCTTCTCCGTCTCCATCATGTAAGCGTGCGATACGTGCGGCTGCCACTTTCGATTGCCGGCCTCAAGCTGCGACAGGAACGAATGGCTCACGCCGATGCGCCGCGCCATCTCGCGCAGGCCGATGCCCGCCTTGGTCCGCAGCTTGGCCATGAGCTTGCCGGCTTTAACCGGGTCGAGTTCAGCACCGGAGCCGTTGCAGCAGTGACAGGGTTTGTTCTTCATTTGTCGCAGATGATTGGTTTCACGCCCAGCACGATCATGTCGTCGGCGTTGGCCAGGTTGCGGATGACAGAGAACGACTGCACCAGCATGATGTTGCCGTATTTGTCCTGGATGGCCATCGGCGCATGTTTCAAATCGGTCAGCGTCCTCATGCCCTCGATGGTGTAGTAGTCGCCGGAAATCCGGCCCGGCTTGGTGGTTGATTCTAGTTTGCCCATGCCCCGACTCTCTCACAGTGGTTGCAACTTTGCAAACACTTTTTTCTTGCCATCTGCAAAACCTGTGGGACAGTGGCGTCATGGCAAGACTAAAAGACCGACAGCGGCAGATACCTGGCGGGTTCAAGTTCGCCCTGCCCGACCTCAACTACACGTCCTCGCCCTTCGCGAGCTTCGACGCCATCGTCAACTCCGTGTGGAGCGTCATCCAGGCCAACCCCGCAATCGCCCAGGCGCGCGGCTGGCCGACCACCCGGAGCGACATCGCCGACTGGGTGGATTCGTTCAACGCCGACTACTGCTACTACAACGGCTGGAAGGATTACATCAACGGCGAACCGGAGAGCGGTCCCCCAAAATCTACGCCTCCGCCGAGTCAGGCCGCTCGACTTGCTGCGGGGGCAAAAACAATCGCAGAGTGGCTCGGTGAAGGTGCCAGTCCCGTCAGCAGCGACCGAGCCGAGGAGCGAGCGTTTGTGTGCACAAGATGTCCGCTCAATGTTCCCGGCGACCTCGCCAGCTTCTTTACGCGATCTGTTTCTGACATACTTCGCAAGCAGATTGCGGTGGCGAGAAACATGGACATGGTGACCATCCACGACCACCGGCTGGGCGTGTGCTCCGCCTGCTCGTGTCCGATGAGGCTCAAGGTGTGGGTTCCCATCCAGAACATCCGCGCCCACATGACTGAGGAGTCGAAGGCGGCACTGCACAAGGATTGCTGGATTCCCAAGGAATGAAAACCTGCTACGTCCAGCTCGGAAGGTTCGGCGACATTATGATTATGATGCCGGGGTGGAAGTATCTGCACGACACCACCGGTGAGCGGCCCAACGTCATATCCTGCGCGGAGTTCTCAACGATCTTCGATGGCTGCCTCTATGTGAAGCCGTTCCCCGTCGAGGGATTCTCCTGGTTCAAAGGGGTGGGTGAGGCGGTCAAACTGGCCCAGCAGCACTTCGACAAGGTGATTGTCCCCAAGTGGTGGGACTGTCCCGGCATGGAGCCACCCGAGCCGCCCGCCGGAGCGCCATACACGGAGATCACTCACATGGGTCGTTCGATGAAGCTCGAACCAGAGGAGTGGGACTCCTACCAATACTCACAGTGGAAGGCGTGCGGCTTCACCAAGGAGCAGATGATGGACCTGCCCCTGGTTTTCGACCAGCGCAACCCTGACCGCGAGGCCTTCCTGATTCGCCACCACATGCAGTTGAAGAAGCCGGCGGTGCTTTACAACTTCTCCGGCATCTCCAATCCGGTGGGCCTGGAACCGGAGATCATGCGCGTGCTGCTGCCGCTGAAAGACCGCGTTGAGCTGATCGACCTATCGCGCATCCATGCCCATCGCATCTACGACCTGTTGGGGATGTATGACCACGCGGCCTGCCTCATCACCGGTGACACTGCGACCCTGCACCTCGCCGCCGCCTCCAAGGTTCCGACCGTCGCCCTGCTCGCCAACGGTGGGGCCGGTTCCATACCAAAATGTCAGACGGTGATGACCATACGCTATAACGAGCTGCTCAAAAACCTGAACGAAATTCGCGGAGCTGTGGAAAATCAGATATGAAATCCCGAGTCAAACTCATCACGTTCTTCTACAAGGAGGAGTTCCTCATTCCCTTCTACCTGTCGCATTACTGGTGGTCGGACTCCATCCATGCGGTCGTGTCGAAGTCGCCGGACAAGACCGAGGCCCTGCTGTCGGCGGACAAGCGAGTCACCCTGGATTATTTCGAGTTCCCCGGTGGGAAGATCAACGACGGCATCAAGCGCGACATCATAAACCTCATCATGGCGGAGACCTCGCTCCGGGACTTCGACTGGATTCTGGTGGTGGACTCCGACGAGTTCATCTGGTTCGGCTGCCACCCTGATGGGGATGGAAGATTGTTCCTGCCGAACGTGAACCCGGAGCACAACGTCCTGCGCGCGCGGCTGTGGAATGTGTATCGCCATCGAACCGACTCAGACCTCGACCCGACGAAGACTCCCATCATCTATCAGCGCCGTCACGGGGACCAGAATCGCGACATCCACTATCAGAAGCCCTGCGTCATCCGGGTCAGCTCTGGCATCAGGCTGGAGGTTGGCGCGCACAACATCATCAATCATGGAGATGTTCGCATGTCGCCGTATGCCTGCGACGGCGCGCATTGGCAGCAGGCCGACCCCTGCTTCTGCGTGGACCGTCGGGTGCATCAGCGCAGTCACCGCATCAGCGACGAGAACTATGCCGCCGGCTGGGGGCATGGTCACTACAACATCACCGACGAGCAGGTCTTGAAAATCTGCGAGCAGCATCTGGACGACCCGAAATGTTTTTGAATTATGAACAACACCTACGACATCGTAATCGCCCGGCTCCATCGCGGAGTGAATCCCTGGACTGGATACCTCTCGGGAGATACTTCTCATCATAACTCCTGGGGCAGCACCGAGCCCATCTTCCGAACCATCATGGAGGAGTTGCAGCCGCAGCTCATCATCGAGGTGGGCTCATTCCTGGGTGGCAGTTCCATCCACATGGCCTCACTGATGAAGGCGATGAACCTGCCGGAGCATTGCATCATATGCGTGGACACATGGCTCGCTGAGGAAATCCTGTGGTCGCAGGACCATGAGCGGAATCTGCTTCATATCGTTCATGGCACTCCGATGTTCTACTACACCTTCCTCAACAACGTGAAGGACAAGGGGCATGACGACACCATCATTCCGCTGCGGATGCCGTCGCTGCCTGCCAGCCGATACCTGATGCAGAACGGCATCAAGGCTCCGTTCATCTACATCGACGGGACGCACATTGTGGGTGAGGTGATTCGGGACCTGGAGGTCTATTGGGACCTGCTGCTGCCTGGTGGCATCATGCTCATTGACGACTTCTCAACCGAGGACATGTTCAAGGGCGTGGTCGATGACTGCAAGCTGTTCTGCGCCGTATATGGACGCAAGTTGGAAGTGGTGGGGAAGAAGGCGATCATCCGTAAGCCATGAGGATTGGCTTCGTCATCACTGCCTTCAACAAGGAGGAGTTCCGCGACCTGTGCCTGCGCGTGATCTACAACTACAAGCGCATTCGGCCGGAGGTGGTGCTGTGCTACAACGGTGACGACCATGAATTTCCCTGCGACATCCGCCTGGGGAACCGCGGGCACCAGGACGGCGACTGCGACCTGACCATCGCCGGCTACGACCACCTCATCACCAACGGCCATGACCGCATCATCAAGATCGGTTTGGACACCTGCCTCTGTGACGAGCACAAGCTGATTGAATTGTTCGTCCGCATGGAGCACATCGGCGCGTGCTACGGTGGCAACCGCTGGGGGCATGAGAGCGAGGAGTCCTTCGCCACCGACATCATGCTGCTCGACCTCCGTTCCGGAAGTCCGTTCAGCGGCGTGTTCCGGCGTGATGGACCCGCCTTCGAGTGGTGGCTGTTCAACCAGATGAAGCGACGCCGGCTGATGCCGATGATGATTGACGAGCGGGTGCCGGTGCATCCCGGAAACCGGATGGAATGCTCGAAGCTCAAGTGGACGATGCACCACCAGCTTGAGAACAATGTTGCGAATCTGAAGGCATGGGGCTATGGTGCCCTCGCTTGACCAAGCCAATCTATGAATTTCAAAGACGCCCGTGACGTAGAGATGGTGTGCTACGACCTCCGCCTGGCTGACTACCCACGCAGCCTGAACCGCACCCGCATCAACAACCTTTTCAACGGCGTCCCGCCCTTCACTGACGACGAGGACAACAAGGTCAATGTGAATCCGCTGGGTGGAACTGTCATGGCGCATGACGCGCGCGCCCAGTTCTACGGAGCGTTCCTGCGGCCGGGCCAGTTCTTCACCGCCCACACCGACTACGGCCCGGAGCACAAGCGGGGGATTTATTCGAACATCATCACGGCGGAGATGAACAAGATAATGAAGAAATCGAAGCCATACTTCGAGACCTTCCGCAGCAAGTTCGCCATGGACGTGCTCCACGGGATTGGGCCATCCGCGTGGCGGAACCGCGACATCTGGCGGCCGGACGCCATCGCCATCGAGGACATCGGCATCCCGGCCAACACGCTCCTGACGATGGAGAACCTGCCCTTCTTCTACGTCTATCGTTCGTTCACCGCGCCTGAGCTCATCAAGCTGACCAACCGGACTAACGTGGAAAAGGGCTGGAACATGAAGCTGGTGACGAAGCTGCTGGAGTGGATTGACAAGGAGTCTCAGGCGCTGATGGGTCAGGGCTGGCCCGAGGCCTGGAGCCCGGAGAAAACCGCTGAGCGCATCAAGGGTAGCGGTGGCTGCTATACCGCCGACCAGGTGCCGACCATCAACTGCTTCGACTTTTATTTCTGGAACGACGAGGATGGCGTCGAGGGCTGGAACCGCCGGATGATTCTGGATGCGTGGAGCGAGCCCTCCTCCTCGGGCATGAGCCGCAATCCCAAGATGGACTTCGCCAAGAACGAGTTCCTGTTCAACCCCGGCAAGCGCAAGTATGCGAGCAAGCTGGACGAGCTCCTGACCTTCCAGTTCGCCGACCTCTCTGCGGTGGCCCCCTTCCGGTATCATAGCGTCAGGTCACTGGGCTTCCTGGTCTATGGCGTCTGTCACTTGCAGAACCGGATGTTCTGCCGGTTCAACGAGTCCGCCTTCGAGGCCACACTCAACTACCTGCGAGTGAAGTCAACTGACGACGCCGACCGCGCGCTGAAGGTGGACCTCATCAACCGGGGCATCATCGACCAGTCGGTGCAGTTCGTTCCCCAGGCTGAACGCTGGCAGGTCAACGCCGCGCTCATCGAGATGGCCATGGGTGAGAACCGCCGCATCATCGACTCCAACTCCTCGTCCTTCACCGCCGCGCCACCGTCCGGCAAGTCGGGTGGCGACCGCAAGACCAAGTTGCAGGTGATGGGTGAGCTCAACCAGACGACCGCGCTGGTCCAGTCTGCGTTCAACCAGGCCTACCGTTACCAGGAATCTGAATACGAGGAAATCTTCCGCCGCTTCTGCCGAAAGAATTCCGACGACATCGACGTGAAGGTCTTCCAGAATGCCTGCCTCAAGCGGGGTGTGCCGGAGAAGCTGTTCAATCCATCGTGCTGGGAGATCAAACCCACGCAGGTCATGGGTTCCGGAAACAAGACGATGGAGATGGCCATTTCCGAACAGCTCCTGTCCATGCGGAACATGTTCGACCCGGAGCCGCAGCGGGAAATCTTGCGCGACGTCACCTTCAACATCACCGGCGACGCCGACAAGGCCGCGCGCTGGGTGCCCGACCAGCCGCTCAAGGTCTCCGATTCCGTGCACGACGCGCAGCTCGCGTGTGGCACGCTCATGCAGGGACTGCCGGTCAGCATCAAGACGGGCATGAACCACAAGGAGTATGTCATCGCCCTCATCGGAGGATTGCAGATGCTCGTCGATAAGGCCCAGAAGTCCGGCGGCATGGCCACGCAGCAGCAGATCGAGGGCTTCTCCGCCATCGCCCAGAACGCTGAGGGTCACTTGCAAATCCTGTCGCAGGACAAGGAGGAAAAACAGTTTGTCGCCGAAGCCCAGAAGATGCTGGCCAAGCTGATGAACTTCGTCCGCGCATTCGCCCAGCGGTTGCAACAGGAACAGCAGAAGGCGCAGCAGCAGGGTGGTGGTATGCCGCCCGAGGCACAGGCCAAGATCGCTGCGACCATGATGACCGCCAAGGCCAAGGCCGAGCTGGCGAAACAGACGCACGCCATGAAGACGGCTCAGAAACAGATCGGTTTCGAGTCCGAGGAACAGCGCAAGCAGACCGCGTTCGAGATGGAGCAGATGCGCGAGAATCTCAAGGCGCTGCACGAACACTCGCGCGGCAACATGAAGTCCATGAACGACGGCGATGAATGACCACCGCAAAACTGGCATCGAGCTGGCCGGGGAACTGGCCGTCAAGATCGCAACCGAAAGGCTGAAGCATGAATGTCTGCATCAAGGTGATTCCGCACAACCAGCAACGCTACCCAACGGTGGGGGACTGGTGGTTCGAGGGAAAGAATTTATACATCCGTGTCTCCGCGATGGGGAACTGGCGCTACGAGATGTGCGTGGCGGCTCACGAATTGGTGGAGGTCCTGCTGTGCAAGCACGAAAAAATCAGCCAGCGGTCGGTGGATGAATTCGACATCGCTTTTGAGCAGGCGCGCAAGGACGGCAACACCGACGAGCCTGGGGATGACTCTCGCGCTCCTTACCGTGTGCAGCATGGAATCGCTACCGGTGTGGAAAGAATTCTTGCAGCTCTGCTGGGGATTGACTGGAACAAATACGACGCCAAAATAAACAGCCTGTGAAGGAACTCAAGGACATCACCGCCTGCGTCGTTGACACCGGCATCTTCCTGCACGTCGCTCGCCGGCTGGCCCGCGATTACAAGAAAGTTTACTACTGGACGCCCTGGGAGACCTCATTCCCGAAGCTGAAGGACGCGGTGCTGGGCGACGGCTATCCTGACATCACGACCCCTGAGTCTATCGAGGAAGTGGTGGACGAGTGCGACCTGTTCGTTTTCCCCGACATCGGCTATGGCGACTTGCAGGTATCGCTGGTGGAGCGCGGCAAGGCAGTGTGGGGCGCGCGTCAGGCGGACGAGCTTGAGGCGCTGCGCGGAAAATTCCTGAAGGTTCTGGGCACGACCGAGCTGCCGGTGCCGAAGTTCAAAAAGGTGAAGGGTGTCACCAACCTGAAGCTGTTCCTGAAGGAAAAGGAGAACCAGTTCATCAAGGTCTCCACCTACCGGGGAGACTTCGAGACCTTTCACTTCCGCAGCCTGGAGGAGGATGAGAACGTCATCGACAAGTGGGCCGTCCTGCTGGGGCCGCTCAAGGAGATGATGAGCTTCTTCGTGTTCGAGCCGATTGACTCCGACATCGAGGACGGCATCGACACCTGGTGCATTGATGGCCAGTGGCCGGAGACTATCATTCACGGCATGGAGTGCAAGGACTCCGCCTACATCGGCACGTTCCAGAAGATGTCCGACACGCCCAAGGAAATCACCTGCATCAACGAGGCGTTCGGTCCGGTGCTCGCCGGTTACGGCTACCGCGGGGCGTTCTCCACCGAGGGCCGCATCACCAAGGATGGTGAGACTTTCTTCATCGACCCGACCTGCCGGTTCCCATCGCCGCCCAGTCAGTGCATGTGCGAGATGATTGGAAACTTCGGCCAGGTCATCTGGGAAGGGGCGAACGGCATCTGCGTGGAGCCCGAGCAGAAATACAAGTTCGGCGCGCAGGCCATCTTCAAGGTGGACCGCGATGAGTGGGGAGTATTCAAAATCTCCGAGGAGCTGGACCCGTGGGTCAAGATCGGTTTCTCCTGCAAGGTGGGTGAGAACATCTGCGTGCCGCCTGACCCGCTCGGGGTTGAGGAAATCGGCTGGGTCGTCGGCTGCGGTGACACCATCGAGGAAGCCATCGAACATCTTCGCAAGAACAAGGACGATATGCCGGACGGCTGCAACGTGCAGTTCAGCTCCATCGCCGACCTGCTCAAGGAGATTCAATCCGCCGAGGAGCAGGGCATGAAATTTGCCGACAAAGTTCCTGACCCATCAACCGTAATCGAATATTAAAGCCATGATTATCAGAGCAAGTATTAACATCACCAAGATCGACAAGTCAAAGCTGTTCGCCGGCAAGAACGGAACCTACCTGGACATCGCACTGCTGGAGAACCGCAACGGACCGGACCAGTATGGGAACAACTTTATGATCGTCCAGGAAACCACCAAGGAGGAGCGTGAGAAAGGAATCAAGGGGGCCATCCTTGGAAATGGAAAGTTCGCTGGCGGGCAGCCGGCGGCATCGACTCCTGATGCGGATGCTCCGCCAGAATCGGACGACGTTCCCTTCTGACGTGGTTGCAAATTAGTTGACAAAAGAACGGTGTCACTCTACGGTGCCTTCAAATGAGTCCTGACGCATCTCCTGGCGGTTACAGCGGTGGCAGCATGGCTGGCTGTGGTTATCCCCAGTCCAAGGTTGACCAAACCCCGCGCTACGACAACAACGTCCGCAAGCGCAAGAAGAAGAAAAAGAAGGGGGAGAAGTGATCGAAAAGCCAAAGCATAAGCCATTGCGTCGAATTGTGTGTAGGGTTTGCGGATGTGTGAACCACATGCAGACCGGAATAACATCGGTCGGATGCGTTAACGGATGGTGCTCGAGATGTCAGAAAACAACCAATCAAACAGTTCAATGAGCGACGCAGCTCCATTACCGCCGTCCCTGCCTGTGTATGAGGCTCCTGCCCCCAGGCCGGTGGCACCGATTCCCACCGGACTCAAGATCGAGAAGATGCCTGGGACGATGAACAAAATGATTTCCAAGATGCTTCCCAAGATCGGGAAGATGAGGATGGCCAAGGTTCCTAAAATGAGCAGGAAGATGGCCGTAGCCAAACCCAAAAAACTGAAAGTAAAATGAAGACTCAAATAACAAATCTGGACATCAAGATCGGAAACCGTGAAATTCATCTGACCATGGAGGAAGCCAAGTCGCTGCACTCCGAGCTGTCGGTTCTTTTCCAGCAGACGCTGTCGCCGGTATTTATCCCGCAGCAACCAATCTTCATCGACCGCAGCACCTGGCCCCAGTGGCCTAATCGGTGGGACATCACATGCCACGCCGGAGAAAGCTGTGGAGCAGGAGAGCCAAAACAATTTGGAACCCTGTCCATGTCCGTCGGTTAAATAAAAACAAAATCAAATGAACAAACCAACACCCCGCGCAACATTCATCCAGTCCGCCGAGTTCGTGAAGCAACACAACACACTGCTCGACAGCGGTGCCTACAACCGTGCTGAAGACACTGCCATCGCCGAGTTCACCCGCGCCGTGGTCACGCTCGGTGCCAGTCAGGACTTGAACGGTCCCGGTGCCCAGCAGGCCGCCGCTGCCAGCTTCCACATGCTGATGGGGGCTATGCACTATCTCGAAGTCTTCCGCAAGTTGGCTGAGCCGTATGCCAAGCAGCCGCCGAAGGACAAGATTGAAAGCCTCACATCCCCTAACTGATTATGGCAGTCGAAGCACCTCCCGCTCCAGCCGCGCCGGCTCCTACACCGGCAGCGGCCTCATCCCCGGCCAAGCCCCAGCAACGCGAGATTCAAGTCTCGTCGATGGGGGCCCCTGCCACGCCAGCGGCTCCGGCCAAACCTGGCAGCACTAAAGAGTCCATATTCAAGGACCTGGAGAAGCGGGTGAAGCCCGACTCACAGACGTCTGCCAAGGCTGACCAACCATCCAAACCGGCAAAGGAACCAGATGAACAAGGAAAAGCCGCCAAGCCTGCTGCGCCAGTGGAAGTATCTGAGGAAGAAGAACCGCCTGCTGGAGATAGCCCGGTCGGCGATAAGGCTGTTCCCGCCACCGACCCAAAAAAAGGAAAAGTAAGCCCGTGGAAGCTGGTCGAGGAATACAAGGCCAAGCTGGCAGCGGCCGAGGCCAAGGTTCTGGAGACTGAGAAGCGCGCCATCCCGGAGGACAAGTGGAAGGCAACGACTGAAACCCTCACCGCCAAGGAAAAGCGGCTGGCCGAACTGGAGGAGGAGATCAAGTTCGTCAACTACCAGAAAAGCGAGCCCTACAAGAAGATGCAGGCCGAATACGAGGGTGCCTGGTCGCGCGCGGTGAGCAGCCTGTCTGAGATTCAGGTCGAGACCGATGGCGGAAACTCCCGTCCTATGAACGCTGAGGACATACTGGAGCTGGTAAACGCCACCGACGTCAAGGCCAAGAAACTTGCCATCGAGAAGTATGGGGACATGGAAGGCCTGGTCATGCAGCACCGGGACAAGATTCGACAGTTGTTCGAACATCAGGCATCCGAGGAGCAGAAGGCTCGTTCCGAAGGCTCCGAGCGGGAGAAGGCTCATACTGAGAAGCAGCAGCGCGAGTTCGGTGAACTGGCAGGAGTGGTCAAGGAAACCTGGAGCAAGGCCAACTCTGACATCACTGCTGACCCCAAGTATGGAAAGTTCTTCACGCCGGTTGACGGTGACGAGCAGGGCAATCAGCGGCTGGCCAAGGGATTCGAGCTGGCCGACCGTGCGTTCAGCGAGAACCCGACCGCGCCGGGCCTCACCAAGGAGCAGCGGCAGGAGATCGTGAAGCGTCATGCCGCCGTCCGCAACCGTGCCGCCGCCTTTGGGAAGCTGGTTTACATGAACCAGCAGAAGGATGCTCAAATCGCCGAGCTAAAAAAACTCGTCGATGAATACAAGGGCAGTGAGCCTGACACCAGTGGCTCAAAACCCAATGGTGGCAATGGTGAAAAGCGAACGACCATGAGCACTGTGATGGATGATCTTCGGAAGCGCGCGAAGCAGTAAATAACATTTACATTTGACAAGTCGGATGCTCAGGTGTAATTGTCTGACATCCGCCATTTTTGTGGCTCCGGCATCTGGACGATGCCAACTGGGTTAGCAGTCCCTCCCAACTGCATTGCCTGCACGGCATCCAAAGTGCGTTCCGGTTCAAGTCCGTATTGTCGGTAAACATCAACAACACAACGAAATAATTTTATGGCATGTCCAACAGGTATAATCCAGGCCTGCGATTTCCCGCAGTTCCTGGTGGACCAGACGCCGAAGTTCGACGAACTCATCATTGAGGATATTCGTCCGACCGACGGCTGGCTTCTGAACGTCTCGACTGGCTCGACCCCGATGGGCACGCCGGTTGAAATCACCCAAGACCGGTTCCGTTCCGTCTTCCCCAACACCACGAAGGCGTGGCGCAAGGTGGTAGCGAATGGACCAGGTTGTAACGGCAATCCTTGTGACCCCCCGGAGCACCAGATCGGTTGGGGCGCGGACCGGCTCACCTACTTCCTGGAAGCCCAGGAATGGCAGACGCCGCTCCTGTGCTACGACCAGGACATGCACATCACCCATGCCGAGCAGCACATCTCCCAGATCATCTCCGAGATTCTGCGACCGGCCACGACCTACATCTCCAGCACGTTTCTCCGTAAACGCGCGCTGTTGTGGGCCAAGAAAAAGTGGGCCGCGAACGCCACGATGTCCGACTTCACCTTCCAGTGGACCCTCGGTGGCCCCAACGGCGACGAGGAAATCTACTTCGATTGCTCGGTTGCGCCGACCAACGTGTATCTCCTGGTTCCGCAGATGTTGCAGAACCAGTGGAGCCCGCTGATGCGTAATGGTTACGCCGGCAAGAACCCGTTCAAGGACACGGCTCCGTATGTGGAGCTGGTCACGGACATGGACACCTGCTGGAGCCTCGACAAGCTGGGCGGTTCCCAGGGCGTCGGCGGCACCCCGAGTGTAAACGGCAACTGGCGCTTCACGGAATGGAGCTCGGCCAACGCCTACTGGCGCTATGGCTTCTCCGGCCAGATCGGTAACTTCATGGTGCGTGTGGATGAGTTGGGCCTCCGGTTCAACTACGTCACGGACCTGGGTGTCAGCGCCAATGGTGGCTCCGGCAACCGTTACCGCTACCAGATCGTCCTGCCTTGGGTGAATCAAATCACCAGCGGCGCGGGCGGCGCGGCGGGCCTCGGTTCGACGGCCAACACGGCGTTCGACCTGGCGCAATACAGCATCAGCTTCATCTGGCACAAGAAGGCCATGGAGTTGCTCGTCCCCGACAGCGGAACCCTCAATCCGGAAATGCCCTTTGCTCACCGCGACTTCGCGGGCAAGTGGCAGTTCGTCATGGACAACCTGGGCGCTGACGTGAACGGCATTGCCATCAACAACAAGCGGCGCAACAAGGGTCAGTTCATCTCTGACTTCCGGTATTATGTCCGGCCGCTCCACACCGAATTCGCTCAGGCGATTTTCCATATGCGTGAACAGTTCTGCATCCCGACCATCGGCGTCTGCAACCCGAATCCCGGATACCCGGCTCAGGTTTACAACAGTGCGCTCCCGACCTGCCCGCTGCCGGGCACGGGGACGACCTACCCGGCTGGTTGGCCGACTAACAGTGGCCCGATTCCGATTGTGACCACGAACATGACCGTCCAGGGCGTTACCGTCCCGGTGGTTGAAACGCTGAACCCGGTGCCCGCAGTCAACCATGACTTCGCGCTGCCGCCGGCCACGCCGACCAACCCGCCTGACCAGTAAGCGGACGGCATTGCTTGACAACATGGCCGCCATAGGACGAACCTGTGGCGGCCTTTTGCCAGCACCATGAACATCAAAGCAACCGAACCTAAAGGAAACCAATGCCCCAAGATAATTCCAATCTCTATGATGACGCACCTGCCCAAGCTGCCGCCCCTGGTGCTGATGACAATGCGAAGCCCAAGGCCGACGAGGGAGCTGAAACATTCATTGCCCCAAAATCAGCCTTCTCAAAGGAACTGAAGCCGGGCGACAAGTGTGATGTCGAAGTCGTGCAGGTCCACGAGGACAGCATCGAATTCAAAGGCTGCTCCGGTAGTGACGAGCACGAAGAAATGTCCGACAAACAACCTGAAGCTCCCATGCCTGAAGGCGGGATGAGCTCAATGCTTGAATAATTTATGGCCACTGACGCACAAACGCTGTTGGCCAGCAGCAACTGCTACAACAACTTCTCCGCCCAGTTCGGCCTGCTGAAGCTTGGATTGCTCCGGCAGATCGCGCTGGCATTAAATCCTATGGCTGACACGACACCTCAAACACTGCTGGCGAATTCCGTCTGCTACAACTGCTACGGTCCTGGCGCATGGCCGCTCCTGGAGCTGGCACTGCTTCAAACCATCGCCAACAACGGCGGCGGTGGCGGTGGCTCCGGAACGGGAACCCTGACTGGAAATGGATCTCCTGTGGGGGTTGTCACTCCGGCTGCGATTGGTCAGCTTTACACCGACCCAGGAACACCGGCGCTGTGGGAGTCCACTGGACTGACCAACACTAGTTGGATTCAGCTCATTCTAGCCATGATTCTTTGCCTTCTCATGCCGATGGCCTCGTTCGGTGCCGGGGCGACAGTCAGCACGACGAATGGGTTTTCAATAGGCCAGGCTCTTAAAAATCCCGTGGCAACCAACTTGACGGTGGTTGGAGGAATGGGGCCGCAATCAGACGTTAGCCACGCGACGAATGCTGATAGTGCAACCGTTGCCGGAAGCACGTCAACAGCGGCGTTTGCATTCACTGCAAGAAACGCTGACGGCACAGGGACTATACCTCTGGCAAACGACACTCGCGGGATGACAAACACAGGGATAGTTGAATTCGATAATCCAGCAAGCTCATACACTGGAACTCTTTTTGGGCAGGCAACCGGATTAGTAATACCCGGCAACGGCACAATCAGCTACGTCGTCGGATACGCGGCTGACGGAACTAGCTTGGTTACAAATACTGGTTACGCAGCGGGAATGCTTACAAGCAATCTTCTTGCTGTTGCCCCAGCAGTCGGGCAGGCGCTTATTTTTACAAATGGACATTTTGAAGCAGGTAGTCCATCGGTCACGAGCATCAACGTAACCAACCCGGCGCTTATCGTTCCATCAATGACGGTCACAAATTCAAACAATGCCGGTTCTCCGATTGGATTTGTGGCAAGCAACACGGCCTCCGGTGGATTTATTTTTTCCGACCTAAAACTTTACTCAAGCGGTAAGCTGACCGCCGACATCATCGGAGGAACGAACGACACGTCGGCGGCGCTGGCAGTTGGGTTGGCAAACGGCCTGACTCTGGGAACTGGCATCTCGAATCAAGACATCGGTATGCGGGTTGGATATGCCGCTCTGACGGGCGGAAATGCGCCCGGCCCAAACTTCCTGCTTAAAGGCTCAAATGGCAGATTTATTTTTGGCGGGAATCTTACAGCCAGCGCGCTTGACAGTCAGGATTCCGAAATAAGCGTTAAGCGTGTTCTGGACAATGCTTCGATATTGGATTCCATCTACGCCCATGCCTACGCCGACAACAGCTATTTCAGTCGGACGGGATACGCCGCTTATTCCTCGTTTGATTCTAGGACTACATTCATTGGCACAAACAAAATGTGGCACTACGCTGGGTTTCAATCCCTGCCCACATTGACAAATGGATTTTCTGGACGGCTCGATAAATTGATCGGGTTCCTTTCAACTCCAAATATATTTGACGGTGTAATAAGCAATTATTACGGATTTCAAGCCCTCGATCTGAACACCAACGGCGGAACTGGCGGGACAGTATCGAATTCTTACGGGTTTTACACCGCTCCGCTTTTGGTTGCTAGGACGAATTGGGGTGTTTATGTTGAATCAAATAATTCATATTTCAACGGTTCGGTTTTGGTAAAAAATATCGTCGTCACTGGCACCAGCAATGCGGCTCCTCCAAACGTCACGGTGGGAACAACTGTGCCGGATGCTTGGCTTACGGTAACGAATAACGGAGTTGCTGGAAGGGTGCCGTGGTGGAATTTAACTCACTGACTTTTTATGAACAACAAATCTTGGAGAACAACCGGAATTGGAGTCGCCTTGATAATTCTTGGGGCATGGGCGTTCAAGGTGCATTGGGACTCGGCGCAGAGCATTTATTTCAACCTTGTGATGGTGGAGCCTCCGCAGCTTGCCATCATCGCGGCTGGCTGGCTTGGGCTGCACGCACGCGACCATAAATGCGAGAAATGAAAACAGCAATCCTCTCTCTGTTGGGTGCTGTAGTTCTGTGCGGATGCGGCCATGACTTCAATCATGGACTTGTGGCGAACAAGATGCCGCCAAGTCCTTTCGGTGTCGTCCAACGAGATAACGGAGCAGGACGCGCAATCAGCGAAATGCCGGTGTCGCGTCCGGCCACTGAATCACTGCCGGTCAAGCGCATATCAATACCGATCAACTGCCCGTTCACAAACGGATATGTCTATCTGTCCGTCAGCACCGATCTGGTTCACTGGAGGCCGTTAGACAATAACATTTACGACGCCAGCCTGCCGCGCGTGCCGGGGACTTACATAACCATTCCGGGAGGTCTTCCGGCGTGGTTCGCCATGTATGCCCAGACCAACTGGTGTCCTGAATAATTATGGCAATATCAAACAGAGAAACTCAGATCGGATGGAGGGTTGTGGCCTGCGCGCTGGCAACCGTCCTGTGGGCAATTCTGTTTGCCATGCTGTGCTGGGTGGTGCAGAGTGTCGGTGAATTGAAGGCGCAGGTTGCCGTGCTGAATAATGTTGTTCACATCGGAACCTCGCATTCGTCTGAAGCAAGCCTCATAAAAATATACAAGCCATGAGCACGTTCACCGTCATCCTAAACTTCTTCTCTGCCTTCATAATTGCAGCAGGCACCTCGTTCGGCTGCGTGCTGATCGGAGGGTCGCCAACAAAATGGCAGATCGTCGGCTGCGTCGTGGCTGGACTTGTCGTTGCAGCCAAGGACACCAGGAGTTTAATGAAGCTGCCGCCGGTTGATGATTCCACTTCCAAACCCCCAACCCCAAACCCATGAGAAATCAAATCGCAATCCTCGCACTGTCCATATTCGCTATGGTTGGCTGTGCCATACAATCCCACCAGAAAGTTGAATTCAACACGCTCTACTCGGTTGAGAAGGCGACTACCGGGGCGTATGACGGCTACATTGAAACGGTGCTGTCCGGCCAGTCCACCACCAACGGAGTTCCACGGGTCAGTTCGGCCTACAACAAGTTCCAGGTTTCATTAGTGATCGCCCTGGACGCCGTTCAGTTCAACACCAACGCCCTCGCGCCGGCCAGCCTTGTCACCGAGAGCGGTGACGTCATCAATCTCATCAACCAGTTCAAAAATAAATGAAGCCTATGTGGGAAGCACTTATTCCAATCATCGCCCAGGAGGGCATACCTGTCGCCGAAGCCCTGTTCCAGAAATGGGCCAGCGGAAAAGACCCAACGCAGGCTGACTTTGATGAACTGCGGTCGCTTGGAAACCAACATGCCATTGACCGAATCAAGGCGAAGCTGGTTGCACGGGGGATTCCCCTGGACTCCGACCAGGCCAAGCAGTTGATCGCATTAGCGAGCTGAGTGGTCTAGCCGATCTGACCGCCACTGTTTGCGAGATTCAGCCTTTAGCTTCTTGCCCCAGTGGCGGTCGTCTTGTGTCCTTTCCACCTTGAGGTTGTTGTTGATCTCGAATCCACGTCTGCGCGCGCCCTCCACTCCTATTGCCAGGGCGTCGAACAAGTCGGGTGACTTGCCGGTCTTCTCCTTCATCTTCTCCTTGGGCTCCACCTCGATGAGATTGCCGATCATGGTCCACTCCCTCAGGCAGCCTTCGTGAATCACGCCGTCCTTGAGTCCGCGCATCTGGCCGCCCTCGATGACCATGCGGACGCTATACCAAAGCTCGGTGATGAACTTTTTGTAGTAGGTGTGGCAGGGCTGCTGGAGCTGGTAGGACACCATGCGGTCGCTGGGCTTGCCACCACAGTCGATGGGAACGGTCTGCGGGCTCCAGTTCCGGGCGAAGCAGCTCACCAGACCGGTCCTCATGCCAGAGTCGAAGAAGAAGTTCTCGGGCGATATTCCGCGCGTGGAGCACTGGGATTTTACGAAGGCGACAATCTGGTCCTCCGCCTCAACGTCAATCTTCACGTTCACTGGCACCACAATCTCGTCCATCAGGCACATGATCTGACGGTGCTTCGGGCTGGTCTGATTCTGATTGACCACGTTGGGGGCGAACCCTGCCGACGCATCAGCCGGACCAGACTCGTAGCCAATCTGTAACTCACCGAACACGCATCGGTCGCCGCCGACACCGCGGTAGGCCGCGTCCAGGAATCCGATCTTGATGATGTTCTCGTTGAGCCACTGCGGGTCGTCCAGCGCACCGTTCTTCTGGCAGAGCTGGCGGGTTATGACCCGGCGGCTGCCCTGTCCGCGCGGCATCATCCCCTGGTTCATCATGGTGAACTGGAGGCTGTCCTTGCCGTATTGCGCGATGTCTCGGTCGATGGCCTCCTGGGTGATGAGCGGGATGCCCAGCTTGCCGTCCAGGTTGGGAGAGTCGCTGCCGACGAGTTGGATGCAGATACCGTCGGGGCGGCGGGTCTTCCAGGTTTTTGTCTTTGGTGTCTGGTCGATGCCGCCGTCCCATCCTCCAAGCTCGTAGGACGGCTCGCAGAATGTGCCCAGCGCGTCCATCGTTTCCTTCGGGTTGCCAAGGCCGATGACCTTCAGGTCTGGGTTCTTGTCCAGGTTGGAGATGGACATGACGAAGGCGGGAGGCAGGAGCTGGAGCTCATCCGCCACCATGCGGACCCGTTTGTTCTTGATGCCGATGAAGTCGCCCAGACCGACGTAATCACCGCCGCGTTTACAGGGCACGCCGATGATGCCGTTGCGGAAGTCACGACCGTCAATGGACTCCGTCCGGGAATCAGTGACGACGCGCAGCCGGCCCTCGATGAGGTTGCCCGGCAGGTTGGGATGATTACGCTTGGCGATGCGGTGGTATTTCTTGATCTCGCCGAACACGCGGTCCTCCAGCCGTTCCTTGGTGGTGGAGCAGACGATGACGGTGGTGCACTCAGGCCAGCAGTAATAATCAGTCAGGACGTCGGTCGCAGCGCTGTTGGTCTTGCCGGAGGATGCGGGGCCGATTACTCCAATGGTGCGGTTGGCGAGGTATTCCCGCATCTGAAGCTCGTTCCAGGCGTGCCACATCTTCTCGCTGCCGAACAGGAGCTCCTGCAACTTCTTGAAGTGGAATTCCATCCCGTTGCCGATGGTGTTCCCTTTCTTACCAATCCAGGAGCCGCCCTTCCGGCACATCTCAATCTCAATTTTTACCTGTGTAAAGTGACCGTTCCAAGTCACCCCGTATTGCTGCAATTCGAGCGGCATCCCCGAAGTTCGCATTTGACCGATGTGCAATCAAGCTGTATTGATAGAATCAAATGACGGGAACCTTGCAGCCTTGCTCACCGTGCGTCAGCTATTTCTACGCTGGCTTCGGGGGCTCCATCAGTGGAACCGGCTCGCCCGTTGCACCACCCGACGACACCTCTCTGAACTGGAAATACACCGATCTGAACTGCGGAATGGTCTGGTTCTGGAGCGTGCTTCGTCAATCCTGGGGATGTTAAAATTATGAGTTGCCCACAATGCGGATGCGCGGTCGTCGAGGCGGTGAACGTCCCTGGAATCAAGGGCGACCCCGGCAACGATGGAACCAACGGCCAGAACGCCTACTCCTTGACCACGGCAGACTTTGTTCTGCCTGCTGCAAATGCCAACGTGACCGTTTCTCTGACATCATCCCTGTGGATGGCGATTGGTCAGAACGTGATCTACGGCGACGGCACAACGGTTGGGAACTTCTTGGTCATCTCGTTCCCCACGGTGAACAGCGCTGTCCTGGAGTGGTTGAACTATCCTGGAGACTCGGTAACAACTTCCACAATGCTCACTGGCGGCGTAGTCACCCCGGCCGGCCAGTTGTTCACTCCTGCCAATCCTTTGCCCGTTGCCCAAGGCGGAACCGGCGCGGCAACTCTGACTGGCATCCTGCTCGGAAATGGTGTCGGCGCTGTGACCACGCTCGGCTGGGCGACCGGAACCTTCACCGCGAACGGCGCAACCCCAGTGACTGTGGCCGCTGCCAGTGTTACTGCGAACAGCATCATCATCGCAACCCTGAAGACCGTTGGCGGAACCGTCGGCGCGCTGCCGACCGTCAAGACCATCACCCCGACCACTGGCTTCACAGTTGCGGCCACGGCTGGCGACACGTCCGTCTATAACTACGCCGTCATCAACTAATGTGGCTGCTGAAAAATCCAATTTGGTGATTGATGCCATCCAGGACTTCGGTCTTGGGATGAACAGTGACGTTGATGCTTACATAGTCCCACCCAACCAGGCCTCATTCCTGGTCAACTCGACTGTCCGTGGGCTATTCCAGAAGAACCGGCCTCCGTTCCAGAATCAGAATCTTCTGGGGGCGGTTTGGCAGACCATCAACTCAGCGGGCATATTCCAGGGGGCTGAGTATTGTGCGCCGGATACTGGTCAGCAGTTCCTGATCGCCCAGATCGGCGGACGGCTGTTCACCTTCACTCCGGACACGAACGACTTCAACACCACCGTCGAGGAAGTGAGCATACCTGGAGACCTGAACCCGGACGGACTTCCGCAGGCGTGGTTGCATCAAGCCGAAAGGTGGATGGTGATTCAGAACGGAGTGAACAACGCCATCGCCTTCGACAGCACCACCAAGGTCAGCCGTCGGTTGATTCCAACTTCCTCGGTGCAGGCGACCACAGACCCGGCCTCGGTTACTCCGACAGGCCAGTTCGTGACGCCGGTTCTTGGCGGAACGATGGCGGTTCCGTTCGTGGCCCTTGGAAACAATATCGCCAATTTCATCAACCAGACCGTCCAGCTAGTCGAGTATGACAACAACACTCCCCCAAATGTCACAGCCACGACGAACTGGGAAGTTCTCAGCGTCAACGGCTCGGTGACAATTTACAACATCACCCTGAAGAACCTCGGTGACACCGCTGGGGCCATCCAGGGCTCCGGCAGCGGACTGTCCATCCAGCCCAGCAACATCGGGAACATCGTCCTGGCTCCTGGGACATTTGTTGTCGGACCGAACCACCACGCCAAGCTGACACTCACCATGTCTTCTCCGGTTCCATCGTATCTGGCGGTGAACAACCTGGTTTCCATCGCGGGTGACGGAAACTGGAGGGTGACGGATATTTCCGGAAGCCGGCTGGTGGTAAAGCTGGAATACACCATCGCCGGGTTCGACATATTCCTGGACCCGAGCTGGCCGGGGGTGGCTGTGATTGGATACCCGGTCTATGCCATCGCCAACACCCAGCCCAGCACGCAGGTTGGGACGCTGGCCGCCAACTTTACGGCCCCTGCGGTCGGAGCCACGGTCAGCACCACTCTGCTCACGTCCTACACCGGAGCCCTGAACCAGATTCTGTTCATCAACTCCAAGCAGTATCAGGTGACGGCATTCAGCACGACGACCACCCCTCCGGTGACTCCGAATACGGCGCTGCTTTTGAACCTGAACGATTCCAGGACCGGACATGTGTTCAACGCGATCACCATTCCTGCGGTTGCTCCGACCCAGGTGTTCAACTTCCCAGAGCTTCCACCTGGTCGCATGATGGCTTATTGCCAGAACCACCTATGGCTGTCGCTTACTGATGCGCTCTCGTTTATGGCCGGCGACGTTGCAGGCGGACCTGCCGGCTCTCCGGCCTACAACTTCCGTGACGCGGTGCTGAAGGTTTCCGAGAACTCCTACATCTCCAATGGCGGCTCTTTCAAGGTTCCTTCAAATCTCGGACAAATCACGGCGATGAGAACCACCGCCCAGTTGGACGCATCTCTGGGTCAGGGGCCGCTGATGGTTGTCTGCCCAGGAGGGGTGTTCTCCTGCAATGCGCCGGCTGACCGGACGCTGTGGGCCTCACTCACGACCCCGATTGTCTCCGAAGCGCTCATTGGTCTGGGCGGCCTGTCCCAGAACTCAACCATCGTGGTCAACGGCGACCTCATCTTCCGGGCTGTGGATGGCATCCGTTCTCTCATCATGGCCAAGCGGGAGTTCTATTCCTGGGGCAACACTCCCATCAGTTCGGAGATGAACCGGGTGCTGGCGCTGGACAACACTGCCGGCCTGCCATACGCCTCCGCCGCCCAGTTCGACAACCGGCTCCTGATGACCGCCTCACCCATCCAGGGGCCGCAGGGGGTTTACAACGCAGGGCTCATCGCCTTGAACTTCGACCCCATCAGCACCATCCAGGGCAAGTCGGCTGCGGTGTATGACGGCCTGTGGACCGGCATCAACGTCATGCAGATCATCGAGGGCCAGTTCAGCGGGGTCCATCGCTGCTTCGCCTTCACCCAGAACACCGCGCTGGGAAAGATTGAGATTTACGAAATACTGAAGTCTGGAAACTTGGACAATGGTTCGTCACCAATCACCTGGGGAGGTGAGACTCCGACCTTGCTCAAGTCTCCAAAGGGCAAGGCGCTCTACGACCTGTGCACGCTGGAGGACGGTGAGATTTACGTCAAGGACATCGCCCCCGGTCAGACCGTTGACTTCAGGGTTGAATACCGTCCTGACTTCTCGACGTGCTGGTTCCCGTGGCATGAGTTCTCGTTCTGCAATTCTGACCAGAGCTTGAACTCCCTGTATGGCGCGCGCCTCGGGTTGGGCAAACCGTCGGCGGGTGCGTCCACGGGAGCCGGCTCGGTATCTTCCAGCACCGGACGCTGGTTCCAGTTCCGATTGACGTTCCGTGGTCACTGCGTTTTCATGGGCATGAAGGTGATGGGCAGCCTCCAGCCGCAGACCCAGTTCGCCGAGGTCATCAGTTCCGCGCCAACAACCCCACTGACATGCCCATGAGCTGCCCCGACCCAATCTGCCGCATCATCAGTTGCCCGCCCTCGGACGACTTGCCGCACTACTATGGCCAATACAGCCTCCAGTCCGGCGTGACTTATGAAAACGGTGTCATCATCGTGCCCGCTCCTGGCGGTGGCAGCTACACCGTTCCGCCGGGAACCATCATCGTCAACGTGCCTCCAGGAGCAACTTCGGTCACATACCAGGGGTGCCAGTCAACGATCAGCCTTCCAATACCTAGCGGCTCTACCCAGTCCGCCATCCAGCTCCTTGTGAACCAGGTGATGCAGCAGGCAGCCGCACAGTTGGCGGTCTGCAACGCACCCACCAATCCGCATTCCGGCGGAGCTTTTCCGCCAGTGACCTTCGGCAACGAGGCTTTGTCTGTGTCATGCCCGGACAAGCCAAACATGGATTTGATTGGCTCACTGCCTCCGGGAGTCACCATCACGCTGACCCAGCTTTCGATTGCCGGCGGCATATTCCAGTCAGACACATCAGTCTCTGAGGCTAACGCTGCCGCCACATCCTTCCTTATGGCGATCATGTCGTCGCAGGTTTTGTGTGGCTGGTGGAACACTGAGCAGTCGTTCACCTGTCCGGACAGCTCCATCCAGACGGTTCCGGCGAACACCTACTTCAACATCAATTCACAGGCCGATGCTGATGCCACCGCGCTGGCTGCTGCTGAGGCTGCCTGCCTGCCATCTGGTTCCTTGATAATTCTGAAAGATGATGAAGTGACTACGGAGCTAAACATTTTCTGCGAAAATATCAAGGTGGTGAACGGGCAACTGTTTTACTGCCCGTATTCTCCCAGCGTGACGAATCCAGAGCTTTATGCTTCGCCTGACGGATTCAATTGGGCGAGCGTAAAAACCATTCCTGGTTCCGGCGGATTGTATGACATCGCCTATGGTGCCGGACTTTATGTTTTCGTCACGTCCTACGACGGCAGCGGCAGCCTTTCCACATACACGTCGCCTGATGCGGTGACGTGGACATATCACAACCTTGGCATCGCCCTTCACCGCGCTCTCAACTCGATTGAGTTCGGAGCCGGAATCTTTGTCGCTGGCACAAACACCGGACAGATGATTACATCACCAGACGGACTGGTTTGGACGAATCGGGGAGTCACTGGTCCTGCCGACGAAGTTTATCGCATCCGATTCCTGAACGGATTTTTCTTTGCGCTGTATCCGTTCAGTAACTGGGTCAATTCATCTCTGGACGGAATATCTTGGACCGTCACCCGGACTCCCCTGGCCTACAATGAACCAAGGGATATTGCCTACGGGAATGGCATCTACGTCATCGCCGGCAACGGCTTCATTTATACTTCGCCGGACCTACTCTCCTGGTTTACGCACGCATTCGCACACCAGAACAACGGCCTTACGTTCGCCAGCGGCCTGTTCACGGTCGTCACCCAGGACAAGCTGGTGCTCACCTCTCCTGACGGCGTGACGTGGACAGACAGCGGTCGGGTTGCCAATAACGCACTCAGCTCTGTGACCACGTTCGGTATAAAAACCATTGCCGCCGAAGGATGACGCAAGATTTATTGACGAAACCGCCAGATTAACCGATAACTGAACAAGTGATTACGTTCCGCCAGCTTAAATATGGTGCCGTCGGCCGAGCTTCCGGCCTAAACGTGGAGGGCTGTGACTTCCTAAAATACTGCAACGACTCCGTTCGTCAGTTGATGAACCGCGGCAACTGGTGGGCAACGGTGCAGGTGATGACCGGCTGTGTCCGGGACAACTGCATCGTGTGGCCGCGCGGTGTGGCTGCCATCCTGGCGCTGAATACCTGCCGTGACCACACCATCGTCCAGAACAAGTGGTTCTCCTTCCGTCCACTGGATTCAAGCTGGCGAGGTGAGATGAGAAACTTCAACCAGAACGGATGGGCCGGTGAGTTCATCACTGAAATGCTCAACACCTCTCCCGTGTTCAATCCGATCAAGGCCCAGGGATTCACCATCCGCTTCTTCATCTCGCTGCCATCCGACGCCGGAAAGTTAATCACCGTCTATGGAACCGATGTAAACGGCCAGGAAATCCGCACGCAGCGTCCCGATGGAACCATCCAGGACGGTGTTCAGGTGGCCTTGGTTAATCCGTCAGTGGACACGCCCATGGCCGTCCGCCATGTCACCCGCATCGTCAAGGGTGAGACCGATGGCGAAGTGCGCGCCTACCAGTTCAACGTGGCGCAGGGCTTCATGCTCGACCTTGGTCTGTATCAGCCCAGCGAGTTGAACCCGGAATACGTCGTGTCCCGCATCATGGGCTGCCGCCGTGGAAACTTCAACGGATGCACTGAGCAGGTCAGCGCCATGGTCAAGCTGAAGTTCATGTCCTTCAAGTTTAACGACGACCTGGTTCAGGTGGACAATGAGGACGCCATCCGGGACATGATACTGTCCATCCGGAAAAAAGAGCAGGGCGACATAGCCGCCTCCGCCGCCTACGAGATGAGCGCGTTCCGTGAAATGAATTATCAGATGAAGAACCTGTTCCCAGACGAGCAGTTCGTCGTAAACTTTCTCCCGTTCGGCAGGCATCAAGCCCTGGACAATTACCAAACCCGAATCGGGATGATCTGATATGGCAACACGACTACCAACTCAAGTTCCAGGATTCCAGCCCAACCCTGGACCACAGGCCGGAGCCGGTGCTTTCGGCGGCGTTCCTGGCATCATCGGACTTCCCCCCAATCTTTATTCTCAGGTCAATAAAGCCATTCCCGGCATCGCTCCGGCCGGCGGCGCAAGCGCGTCGGTCATCAACAGTGAGCTGGCTGGCGAGGTGAGCCCGGAGGTCCAGAATCTTTTGCAGACCAAATCTGCCGCCATGGGAGTTGGTGCCGGTGTTCCGGGCAGTGATTTCACGAAGAACAATTTTACCGAGAGTCTCGGACTGAACGCTGACCAGTTGCAGCATCAGGGCGTGGCTGACTACCTTTCGTTCCTGACAGGCACTGGCTCCACGATGACTGACCCAAATCTGGCAGTGAACGTGGCCACCCAGAACGCCGTGGACGCCGCTGCTCCAAACCCTTCCGCAGCCGCCGCCGAGAACCAGAGCGTGTTTGACAAGTATCTTGCCGCTCTGAAGGGTGGAGGAGTAAATCATTTCCAACCTGCTGGTGGGCTTGATAACCGGTCCGGAGTTTGGGATTACCTGCAATACTCATAATGCCAACCATCGCACCATGGCTCATTCCGGCTGACCCGCTTCAAGCGGCAAAGGCGGGCACGTCGGCTGGTTTGGAGTATCGCGGGCAGGACATCCAGGCCAACGAGCACGCCGCGTCATTGGCGGAGGCTGCCCAGGAGGCGCAGATGGCTCACCAGATTGAGCAGGAGAAGGTCACTGGCACGCTGGCGCAGGCCAAGGCCCAGAGCGACATCGAGTCCAAGCAGGCCGCCCAGAAGTTCCAGGCGCAGCACGGATACCAGCTCGCCCTCGACAGCGGAGAAGACCCGGTGAAGGCGCTGCTCCGTTTCGGACCGCAGATGGGTGCGTCAACATCCGGACTCGGCCAGATCATGCTGGAGAATTTCAAGAACCGGCAGTCAGCAATGGTTCCGCAGCCGGTGATTAACCCCAAGACTGGAAAGGTGGATGCCTACCAACTCGGTGGAACGCTTCATATGACCGCATCCCAGGGCTCTGGTAAGGCCACCGTGCCTCCTGGACTGAAGGCCAGGCTTGATGCCGCTGTGAAGATGCTAACCTCCGACCCTGACCCTCGTCACGCAGCCGCCAACCAGAAAAGGGTTGATGAGCTGGCCAACGAGATGGACAAGACGCTGGCTGGAGATGGTGAAGGGGACGGAGAAGGTCAGGCGATGGCTGAAGCTCCTGGTCCCGCTGGTGGAAGTTTCGACTATGAATACGACCCCAAGGCTGGCACTTTCAATCAGGTAGGAAAATGAGTCATGGCAATCGTCAACGTAAAAGACTTCGGGTCCGTGAAGTTCCCGGACGACATGAGCCCGGACGACATCAAGTCGGCCCTGGACAAGAAATACGCCAAGCCCGCACCACTGCGCGGAGCTCTTGCAGGAGTTGAGGAGTTCGCCGGCTCCATCCCCAAAGGGCTCGCATCCATCTCCGAGGGTGCAACCCCGGTAACAGTTCCGGCCCCCATCTGGAACGGAGAGATTCCCAATGGCTCACCCATGACCGAGGACAGTGGTGGTCGCGCGTCTGTGGTCCCGCCCCAGCTTGGACCCAGCGTCCGGCCCCGCACTGGTTCAGAGGTGGTGGCAGCCCTGAAGCAGAACAAGCTTTACCAGATCGGCGAGACCGCTGCCGCATCAGTGCCCTTGAGCGCGCAGCAGGAGGCCAGTAAAATCACCCAGGCCGGCAAGATGGTCGGTGGTTCCGCCGGCATGGCGCTGGGCCCCCTGGCCACCCCTGCGTTCGCCGTGTCATCGATGGGCGACACCGCCAACGACTTCGACCGCATCAAGCAGGAGAACCCGAAGCTGAGCGAGGATGAGGCTGCTGACCAGGCGCTTCAGATGTCCGTCAACAAGGGTGTCATCACGGCTGCCACCTTCTCTGTCCTGCCGCCCGCCCTGCGCGGAGCCCTGGAGAAGCACCTGGTTGGCAAGCTGGGTAATCGCTGGGTGGCCGGACGACTGGCATCTGCCACCGAGGCAGGCACTGTCATGGGTGCACAGACCGCCGGGCAGAACATTGTCGAAGGCAAGAAGCCGACCGAAGGACTGGGCGCATCCACTGGGGGCGGTGCCATCATGGGGTTGCTCCTGCCTTGGTTGAAAACTAGGGGTCAGGCTGACAGAGAATTTGTTAAGTCCGAGATGGTCAAGAGGGGGTATGACCCCAGCAAGACTTTGACTGAGCAGATGCTGAAGGACCCAAAGGTGGTCAAGTCAATCAAGGAAGACCCTGAACTTACTGACGATCAGAAGGAAAATCTTCTCAAAACCGGGACTAGCATTACAAAGGGAGGAAAGAACATCGAGCAGCCCGTTCCAGAAGACGAGTCTGCTCCGGCACCAGCTCCGAAGTCCAAAGCAGTTCCATACAAACTGGAGTCCGACGAGGGAGGTGGTTATTCCATCACCGCTCCAGATGGCTCCGCCATTTCAAGCCACGCATCATTCGCTGAAGCCAAGGAGGCGATGGACAAACTGAAGGTGTCTGGTGGCCGGACGGCAGGTAGGCCGGAGGACATCAAGCTGACCGAAGATGAGGCCAAGGCTCAAGGTCCAGAGGTTGTGAAATCCATCATGGCAAAGCATGGAGTTGACCGTGATACTGCGGTTGCCATTCAGTCTGCCAACCGGACACGTCTCGGAATCACTAAGGATGTTGCATCACCCCACTCCGAAACTGTGGGTGCCAGCATTGATGTGTTCCAGGTCGGAGACAGGGACCTGGCTGATTACTTCCAGAAGTCCAAGGGTGGAAGCCTGACCGGTGAAGCATGGCGCGTGGGTATGGCTGCCAAGACTGAGGCTGATGTTCAGGAGCTTCAGAATAAGCAGCAGATCATGCACCAGCGCGCACAGGAGGCGAAGGCAACCAAGAACATCCCGGCCATGATGACTTCGGCCATGAAGGGGCAGTTCTACCGCGAGGCGTATGAGGCCGCCACGGGCACTGGCAGCGCGGGAGAGGCGCTCCTGAAGAAAGACCCCAATTACAAGCCGCCGGTTCCTGCGAAGGCCGCCGAGGAGGTCAAGCTGGACCCCGAAGACCAGAAGCACATCGACGCCGAGCGCGGGACGGTGGACGTTCCTGTCGAGGTTGTTGATTCTGCTGACAAAGGGAATCCGTTTGCAAAGAACCTGGAGTCCAACATTGCCACCATTGACCGGGCGTCCGGCAAAATCCTCATCAACAAGCAGGCGTTCTCGGACTGGCTCAAAGGCATACCGGAGAAAGACAGGGGCATGGCCGTTCGTTCCCTGCTTGGTGAGGAGCGCATCCACCTTGCGACTGACGACGCGGCGGCTGCCGCCTACTGGGACAACCTTACCGCCCAGGAGAAGGCCATCGTTCGACGCCGCTACGCCGGCAAGGGAAGCGTTCTGGCTGGCATGAACCGGACGCTGTGGGGCCACGAAGCCCTGCGGTTCCGTATGCAGCAGCTTGCGCGCATGACGCCGCGCGAGATTGCTGACGCCGTGGGCAAGGAGAAGTGGACTCTCAAGGCGCTCACCATCATCGAGACCGCCATACGTGGCATCCGTGAGAAGTTCCTGCGCACCGGTGCCAGCAAGGAATCCATCCGAATCCTGGGAACGATTCAGGACCGGCTGAACATGGGCAAGGTGGTGGCCGCCGGCGGAAGTCCCAAGGCGATGAGTAAGGCCGCACAGAAACTGGCCTTCAAAAACGCCGACGAACTTGAGCAGGACGCTGTCATCTTCGAGCAGGCTGGAGACAAGGCCGGTGCCGAGGAGATGCGAGCCATGGCGAAGGATTTGCGCCAACGCACGTTTGACCAGTCGTTCCAGTCCGAGAAGACTCCCGGTGCCCGCATCAAGAAGCGCGTGGAGTCCAAGGAGCAGGAGCACTTCATTCTGCCGGGTGCCAACACGATTAAGACCGCCGCCGGCAATGTGAAGGAGCCGTCGTTCAACCGGGAGAAGAACGAGTTTGAGTTCAAGGACACAGCCCCGGTGGCAGGCGATGAACGCTCCACTGCCGAGAAGTCTGGTGCCCTGCCGCGCCTGACCAGCGCCCAGATTGATGAGCGCGCCAGCAAGAAGGTTGGTGACGCCGTCCAGGAACGCATTGCTGCATCCGTCAAGGGTGAGCGCATGGCGCTGCCCACGTTCAAGCAATTTGCCGCAAGTTCGTCCGGTCAACAGGGTCGTCTGCTGGAAATCTGGCAGGGTGCGGTTGGCAAGCTGCTGGAGAACATGCCCGGTGAGGACATGCGACTGCTGGCGAAGGCTGGCATCCAGGGCAAGACCCAGGAAATCACCACCGACAAACAGATTGAGCTGAAGTTCAAAGGTGCGAAGGACGCTGACGAGAAGATCAAGAACGCCAAGGAACGCCGTGACCGCTCGCTCTCCAAGGAGGCCAGCTCTGGCCGCTCAATCTGGGACGCACCGGTGCCGGACAAAGATTTTGGAATTGATACCGTCAAGCATTACACCGCGCTGGAGCGGGACCTTGAACAGAAGGTGGAGGCATTGTCAGAACGGGAATCAGAGGTGAAGGAGCTGGCTTCCGACCTAAAGGGTTCGACCGCCCTGATGGAGGACCGAACCAAGCAGGAGTCTGAACTGGCTGATGCCAGGACCGCCGTGTGGGACGCCCGCAAGGAGACGCAGGACGCGCGCCGCCGCATCGCTGAGCTCAAGCCGGAATATGATGGGGTCATCCAGAAGCGCAAGCGCCGCTCCTGGATTCAGTCCGCTCTGTTCCGAAAGATGGTTCGACCTGCACTGGAGGAGAATCAGGCCACTCTCACACGCAAAGAAGTGGTGCCCGAGGAAGTCCGCTACGGCGGTGGTGACAAGTTCTCCGCCTACGAGGACACGACCAGGCTGCCCGACTCCAAGGTGGCAGACGCATTGACCGACAACGCGCGCCGCTCAAAGGATGATGCTGCCACGATCACCCGCCGGCTGGCTGTGCTGCTGAACCCGCGCACTGGCACCGTGCATTTGGTGTCCGCTTACGACCATCCACATGGCCGGGAGGTGCCGCACGACGTCCGCGTCCTGGACCCGATCTCCCCGATGCGGGAGCACCTGCCTTTGAGCCGAGTTATGAGCCGATACAAGGTCCTGCGCTCCGTCCTGCTCGATGAGCCGGTCAGAAAGTTCCGTCAGGACTTCAAGAGCATCGCCGATTACGAGAGCAAGTTCGGCAAGGAGGTCAACCGCACTGAGCAACAGCACGCGGAGTATCAGCCCGGCTCCCTGTCAGAGGAGGAGTTCATGGCGGAGAGTGGCGGCCGAATCAGCGGTGGTAGTGGCGGCTCGTTCCAAGGACCGCACCGTGACACCGTGTTCGAGGGCGAGGCTGGCGCGGCGGAGAAGTCGGAGACCACACCCCTGACGGACGCGGAAGGCAAGGCCCTGCTCGACCATGTGTTGAGCTACGGCGAGCCGCTCTCAGTTGATGATGTTGACCAGGCGTTGAGTAAGCTTGCAGAGGTGAAGAACCGGCAGGCCATGTCCGCCATCGCCAAGCTGGGCCGCGCGCTCCAGGAAAAGTATCCCGACTCGGATGGCAACCAGCTCAAGAAGATGCTCGCCCAGTTCATCTTTGAGAACTACCGGGCGAACCGGAAGATTGGACGCAGCGCACCTGCTGACATAAAGCGGATTAACAATCCGATGGCGGTGAACCGCCAGCGCCTGCGCGAGGAGCGGGACAAAGTTATTGGTGAGCTGGCTACCGCCAAGAACCGGGCTGCTGTCGTATTCAAGCGCAGTGACACAGAGAAGGCGATGTCAGCCAGCCTGGACGCTGCCGACACGGTTGCCAACAACTTTGCCGAGAACGCACAATGGTCGGTCAGGATGCCGTCTTCTGACGATGCTCGGAATGTGGTTGGAATGAAGAAGAACTTTCACGGGAAGAAGGAAATCTTGGAAGGGGCTCCTGCCATGCTGGCGGCTGGCTCGGTCAAGGCCCGCTACCACTACAACGCCGAAGCGATGGCGGAGGCTGAGCGTCTGATGAAGGATGAGGCTTACATCAAAAAGGAGAGTTACCTGGCCCACCTGAAGAAAGACCTCGCCATCAAGACCAACATGGGCAAGGACACTCCCGCAATGCGCGAGGAGGTCAAGTCGATGCAGAACGAGTTTGATACGGCGATTCAAAAGAAGCTTCTGGAGACCGGGTTCCTCAATCAGGCTGATGCCACCTACTACCACGACCCGGAGGCCAAGTCCAAGATCGACGAATACATGTTCCGGGTTCGGCAGGGCATGGAGGCGGCTAACCGCATGATTAAGGACGGAAACTACTGGGACAAATACCGGGGCCGCCGTTGGAAGCGTGGAAACGAGAAGCTGCTGGAGACGCTGGAGTTCGCCAAGGCCCAGTGGGACAACCCGGAGTTGCAAGACACCGCCATGTGGATGCGCAAGGAGCTGGACCGCCAGTTCGAGCTGGAGCGCAACAACGGTTACAGCGTCCAATACGACGACAACTACATGCCGGGCCGGTATGATGGTGAGCTGTTCTCCCAGCACGGCGTCCTGTTCGCCGGCATCCGGGTTCTGGGTCGCCAGTTCCGTTCAGCTAAGGTGTTTCCGACGATCTACCACGCTGCCGAGAAGGGGCCGTATGTTCCCGCATCGCTCGATGGCTCAGCAATGGTGGGCTCCCGCGTCCGCCAGGGAATGCGGTCAGTGATGAAGAACACCTGGTGGAATGGCCTAAAGCACATCAATGATGATGTGACCGGGCAGCCAATCGCCAAGGCTGGAAAGGATTTCAAAGGCAAGATTACCGCTCCCGGAACGGATTACACCCACGAGTTCAAGACTCCGGGGGGCGACAAGATTTACATTCTGGACGGGTATGAGAACCTGGTTCACCAGCTCACCGACCCTGATGCAATCACCAAGAATCTGATTACCAGAAGCGCATTGGAAGCTGGGCAGTATCTGAAGCACACCGTTCTGCTCGGCGACGTTTTCCATCTTGGCCGCGTGACCTACTACGCGGCTTCAATCCTTGGACGGAAGACCGCCTACTTGCCTGGCTGGGCGGCAACATCTATCCGCGAGGAGGACATTCCGCGTGCCGTGAAAGCTGGCACCATCAGCCAGAAGACGGCCAACTTTCTGACCGAGAAGGTGGCGTTCCGCATTGGCTCAAAGGCCAGCATGATCTCTCGGGCGCGTCTGTCGCACCTGTATCAGCGCAGCGGACTGAACGTGGGCAAGATTCAGGACGCCATCTACAAGGACTTGGTGAGGCACGTTCCTGGATTTGGACAATACAACCGGTTCCTGTTCGACCGCTACACGCGCGGAATGATGATGACTTCAGCTCTGCGGGAGTTCGACCGGTTGAGCAAGTTGGACCCGCAGAAGGATTCGCGCGACATCGTTCAGGAGTCGGCCCGCGACCTGAACTTCTACTTCGGCAACATTGGGCGTCAGGGCTGGATTAAATCCCAGACCTTCCAAAGCCTTGCCCGCATGACTTTCCTGGCCCCGCAGTGGCTGGAGGGATTGATTAGGAAAGAGGCTTCTATCGTTCGTGGAATTCATAGCCCGGTCCGGGCGCTCACTGGCAGGGACACCATGTTCCGTGGCATCGCCCGAGGGATGCTAGCTATGCTGGCGCTTACCCAGGTGTCCAACATGATTACGAAGGGTCATCCGACGTGGCAGAACAAGGAGAAGGACCATAAGTGGGATACGGAAGTGGCTGACAACGTGTGGCTGTCTCCGCTGGCGGTGTTCAATGAGCTGACCGGAGACATGATTCGGCTGCTGGAAACGAAGCCGAAGGCGTGGGATGCGATTCAGCAGATCGGAGAGAACAAGCTTGGGTTCTACGGTCGCGCCGCCATGGTCCTGGCAACGAGCAAGGCTCCCGGCGGACAGTATCAGACGACCACCGGCGGTGTGCTGGGACAGGCAGCCAAACAGCTCATACCGACTCCAATCTCATTTGGTGTTTTGGGCCAGGCGGCTGGAAACAAGATTGCTCCCGGACTGGTGCCGCCGGTTCCGAAGCAGATGCTGGCTCAGAAACTTTTCTCCACAACGGGATTGAAGACGCACGCCGGCATGGACGCCGAACAATACACGAAGCTGAGCGCCGAGAAGTTCCGCAAGGCGAACGGCATCACGACGCCATCAATTCAATACACTGACGAGCCGAGCTATTCACAGCTCCGGTATCTGGTGAAGAACGGCGACCTGTCCGGTGCGACGAAGATGCTGGCGCATTTGAAGCAGACGAAGACCGACAAGGACATCATTGACGCCATGCGGGTTTGGGTGAGGAAGCCGTTCACCGGCAGCTTGCACAGCGAACGGCTCTGGTTGGGCGGGATGAGCGATGATGAGCGTGCGACCTACGACGATGCGGTTAATGAGAAGATGAAGGAATATCAGGCGTTTGTGGACTGGTATTTCCACACGCCTCAGTGAGATTCCCACAGCATATTGTCGAGTTGGTTTTCCAGCATCTCCCGCGTGCCGCCCATCTGAACAAATTGGCGGGAATCCTTAGCCGGTAAGGCCATCACACAGCACGGCACAGTTAAGTTCCTCGACAGCGACAAGGCCCCATCATACCCAGCGTTAAACTTCTTTCCGTTGACCTCCTTGTCCTGGTCGTTGTCGGCGATGATTACCGCCCGCTCGATGTGCAGTCGTTTGATGGTTTGCTTGATGATGTCCAGTCCACCGCTGTTCGATGGCCGGCCGATGGCGTAGAGACCGATGGTGAGCAGCGCAGCGCAGTCAGTTGGCCCCTCGACCAGGAACACCGTGTTGCGCGGCTCGCAGAATGGCAGGAAGATTCCCGTGCGGCTGCCGGTGACGCAGAACTTACCGCCGTCGTCCCGCCTGAGCCTGATGCCGCACATGAACCCGTTGCCGTCTCGCATGGGGAAGGCCCAGGCTTCATAGCCCGGGGCCCATACCGCCATCATCTGAACCAGTGAGTCCACGCTGACACCCAGGTCTTCTGCGAGTGGCTCCAGCTTGTGTATGCCGCACCCCTTCTTCCATATCCCAATCAGCTTGTTGGCGTCGATGCGCGGAGGCTCCTTCTGCTTGGGCATGGGTGGCCTCAGCACCGTCTTGTCGTGCTCATGCCAGTAACCGAGCTCGCCACTGTTCTTCAGGGTGTATGGCTTGTCACTCGTCACGCGCATACAGAGCGTGGCCTTCTCGCCGATGAGGCACCACGAATCCTTGCCGCACGCTGGACATGGGGTCTTCTTACTGACTCGAAGCATTTTTGCCATAAGCGATGATGTTGATTACCGTTTTTTCTTCTTCTTTCGTTGCAGCCTTTCGGGACACGACCCGGCCAGCAAGGATGTTCCACCGGTCGTCCGTAATGATTCCAGCCTTGACGAGAAAATCCTGCAAAGCTTTGATGTCATATCCGTCGTAGTCAGCAGGCCGCATTGAATAAACAGTGAACGTGATCTCAAAGCGTTCAGCAGCATTATGCCAGTGCGCTTCTTCTGTGCCGCCACCATCGTCCAGTGGCAGCCGTTTATCTGGTTTCGCAGGCAGGGGACGTAACCCTTCACCACTATCTCCATAAAGATGGGGGTTCCTCCGTCGGGTGGACACGCTGACGTTTTTGGGGATTTCATTCATTTTTGCAATACGACGCCCTCATCTTTCATGCCGGGCAGGGTTAAGGTTTGCAGCGCTGACAATGTTCTCGTCAGCCTGGGGATGGTGTCGTCGTTGATGATCTCGATGGAGCGCCTCAGCTTGACCGCCTTCCTCCGCTCGTAGCCGTGCTGCTCCTTGAGGTGGGCGATGTCTCCGGGAGTGGCTAACGGGCTGTTCATGGACTCCACCATGCCCTGCATCTGTGCCTCAATCAACTCCGCCTTCTCAAGTTTCAGCTTGGCCTTGCGCCGGTATTTCAGAATCTCGGCGATGACCTCGAACTCCTTGGTGAACCGTCTTTGTTGTCTGCTCATAGGTTTAATTTATCAATTTGTTTTTGGAATTCTATATGGTCCAGTCGGACGGTTATAGATGGATGCCACTCTCTTTCAATTATGTTTAAGTGGGTTGCCGTCGCTCGACCCCATTGGTTTTTGCACATGACTCTTAGAATGCCTTCATTTGGGTGGTGATGCCTGAATGCGACCAGGGTTTGATAGCTGAAGTAAAGGTCCAGATGCTTCATATAGACTGCGGTTAGTGACGTTTTTATTCTGGACACCTCTGGGAACGGGTTGTTCATCAGAATTTCTTTCCGTTTATGGCCTTTCTTGCCTCGTGTGAGTGGTCCTGCCGGGTCAGGTTGTAGGCGATCTTTTCCTCGACTGCGCCGTCCAGGTCGAGACCGAACTTTTTGCAGTAACCGTCAATGGAGTGGACTGCTGCTGACAGGTAGTCAATGTCATCATCTCCGAACTGGACCATACATATGGTAAAGCAAATTAGGAATATGCTTTCAGCCTTGTTGTCCCTGAATGGAGCCTGACCAGGAGCTGTCTCTCTCAATTTAATTTTGTATCCTGATGCGTAATCCAGCAGCCGAATCTTGGCATCAGCCATCTCCACCTCCTCCATCTTCCTGTGCGGCAGATGGTCGTCCATTAGGTCTTTCCTTATGCCTTCAACCGCCTCAGACAGCTCTGTGATGGCCAGCATCAACAGCTCGTTCCGGTTGCGCTTGATTGGTTTTCCCGTCTCCAAATCCGTCCACCACTTCTTGTTGTTGGTGTGGATTCTTGCTGCCAGTTCATTGATGTTCATATGATTTATTTGCGTTTGCGTTTTTGGTTTCCGTAGAACTCTCGGACCAGTTGCAATGCCCTTGCGTAGGGAATCGAATACGGGTCCACTCTCATTATCCGCAGGATTTTTGCCATCCCCGGACTCACTACCTTCTCTGCCTTGGGAATCATCTGCATCGGAGTCAGGTCGTAGCGGTCAAATGGATTGACCGCGCTGACCACGAACTTCGACCGGCCCATCAGCTTCTGCTTCCGTGACTGCTGCATCAGGCGGGCATCCTCCATCTTTTTCTTCAGCGCCTTCTCCGCCTCGACCATCTCCTCGGTCATGTTCACCGGCACGCCCTTCTCGCGGGCCCGCTCGACCGCCATCTCAATCACCTCCTGGGAGTAATTTCCACCCAGGATGTCGAACGGGGTTATCAGCTTGTGCTTGCCACAAACGCCGTAGTTGTCAATGACCAGGCAGTGCGTCTTCCGGCTCCGGGCAATGGCCATTTTCCGCTCCTCCGCCGTGTCGTATTGGTCCACGATGCTGCGACCGTTCACTTCCGGCGGCCGGAACCCCCGGCCAATCATCTGGCAGTAGAGCCGCCAGGACTTCGTCGGCTTGGGCACGATGATCTCCGCGCGCGGTGCGTCAAACCCGGTCGTGTGTGTGGCGCAGTTGACCAGAAAGGGCAGCTCACCGTTGATGAACCGCTTGTTGACATCGTCCCGTGTGTCGGATGCCGTCTTGCCCGACACCCACTCTGCAATGCCCGGCACAACCCGGTTGAATATCTCGCTCAGCATTTCCGCCTGCGCCACCGACACCGTGAAACACAGCGTGGTTCGCGGCGGGGTCTGCGGCTCCATAAGGAATTCACTCCACCTTGCCACCGGCACATCGAACAGCGTGCTCGGCTCCAGCATGAACGCCGCCTCCAGGACGCCCTGGGCCACACCGTAGAGCGGCTTCTCTGCTTCCATGACTGCGGCCAGCTCCGCGCTGTTCAGGTCTCCGCGCTCAGTGTGGACCTCGGAAAGGTCCATGCCTTCCACCCGCAGGGCCAGCGGCCGCACGGGCATAATCCAGCCGTCGTTGATGGCGTCGATGATCTCGTATTTGAACGAGCAGGTCTGGAACACCTGTCCCAGCGCTTTCTCGTCCTGCCGGTTCGGCGTGGCTGTGCACCCGAATATCTTGATGTTGGGATTTCCATTCTTGAAGTAATTCAGGATGGACTGAAACGACTTGGCGATGAACAGGTCCGCCTCGTCGCAGATGATGAGCCCGAATTCCTTCGGGTCGAACTTGTGCATCCGGGTGGCGATGCCGTCCTTGCTGATGAGCGTCTGGACGGACGCGACCACCACTGGTGTTTTATTCCACTGTCCCGTGCCGGCTGAAAGGTCCGCCTTCTCGATGGACGCTTCCAGACCGGCGCGAGAAACGTGGCGTGCCGCTTGAAAGATGAGCTCGCCCCGATTGGCCAGCACCAGCACCCGCTGAGGCTGAACATGCAGGGCAAGCTCGGAGAAGATGACGGACTTCCCGGAGGCGGTGGGCGATACAATCAGAACGCTCTGAAAGTCCCGCCACGCCGCCTTCACCGAGTCAGCCGCCGCCTTCTGATAAGGACGGGGTTGAAATTTCATTCAACGTATTCCTGGGTGCAATACGAAACCAGCTTTCCGACACCATGCTGCTGATCTGAGTCAACCCTGACCGATTCCATTGGAATGTCGAACGTGATTGAATCCGGGTCGGAGTCATCTGGTATCGACACCCTGAACTCCACCATTATATCAACGGTTTTCATTTCGCCCTCCTCTTAGGCCACCTCGCCCATATCCTGCCTTTTATGCAGAAGCTGCCAGCGCGATGCTCTCCGACGTGACCCTTGGGTCTGGTGCATATAAACCCAGCACCATTCATCTCTCTGCATGGTTCCCTTTTCATTTGGCCCCCTTCTTCGCCATCTTCTCCCGCATGGCGCGGATGTCGGCTGGCACCTTTTTGTAGAGGCTCTCACTGATTACGCCGCGCCCCTTGCAGAGCGTGCACTTGTCAGCGAGATGCCCGTTGCAGGCAGTGCAGACCGCGTAGGGTAGCGCATAGCTGATGGCCTCGCGAATCATGTTCAGGTCGCCAATCACCGACTGGCGCACCTCGATATAGAGCAGGTCGTCGTCCTTCTTGGCCCGCTCGATGCCGCACTTGACCTCGCTGACAATCTTCATCCAGTCTTGGACTTCACCGCGACGAGCCCAATGCTTGAGGGCCTTATCCGGGACGGGATACCCAGTGCGGTCAAGTTCAATAATCTTTTTATCGGAACTGGCTTTGGCAGACTCGGCACGAAGTTCACTGTCAGCTTCACTGATTGTCCTTGAGGTTACGGCCCCCTTGGCGGCGGCCTTGGTTATTACTGCTACCCGGTTTTCTGGCTTCACTTTCTTCACCGCCCTGGCCTGCCTCGGGTTGAGAACCATGGTTCTCACTTCTGGTGGAAGTGACTTAACGACAACACCCATTTCCACGAGCATGTCGAAATACCGCTTTCCCATGTTCCACTTCTTTTCAACATATTCGCTGAAGTTCTTGTAGTCCCGGGAGTAGAGGCGCTCGTCTCGAATCACCTGCATATCCGCCAGCCACTCCAGAGTTGACTCCATGTTCTTGGCTATCCGCTTCTCGAGTTTTATGAGCTTAATGCCCATCTCGATTGTGAACTTTTCAACTTTGTCGCTCATTGGTTTTTTCCTTTTTGATGATTTTCAAGGCTTCCTTTATCTCATCTCTTGTTTGATCGATTGCCGACCTGTCGTGTTTGTCCAGACCTAGCTGGCACTGGTCATCCCTTTGAAGTGTGCCATGCAAGTCCGCATCCGCACACCTCAGCGCAAGGATTACCTTTTTCTTATCTTCTCCACTCATAATTTATTCCTGCTTTCTTGCGATGATGACTATGGCCCCGATGAACGCTACCACCACGACCCATACCAGATCATCAGCATAATTCATGCGGTCGGCCTTTTCATCTTGATTGGTTGAATCCGGCACGGGGTTAATGACTCGCGAATCTTTCGATACTGCGAAGGGAACATGCTGATGAGGAAGTCCTGGCCCTTCGTGTCGTCGAACACTTTTTGGATTGGCTCGTTATTATGGAATGCCATGACGCATCGCGAGACTAATCGAAGCCCCTTCTCATTGCGAAGCGCTCCTCTCATTTGATCGAGATTCTTGCGCATCGTTCGTGCCGCGTAGCCCATGTTCTCAAGGGAATTGAGTTGAAGACACATGGCCAAGGCCTTGTCTTTTTCTGCGTGATGATACATTGCCAGAGGAGCAGTGACGTGGCTGACCCGCAGCGGTGCACTGGTCATCACTTCAATCACTGCCTCGACATCCTTTCCGAACTGGTCGTAGAGATGCAGAGAGCTGGCCGTGCTCAAGCGCCGTCCTCCGGCTGACGGAGCAATTATTAGGGCAATGCCGCGCAAAGCTGCCGCAACGACGTTGCTGTTCTTGATTCCATGAGATAGCCCCATCTGCTGACCAGTGGTTCGAACCCGGTTTCTATCAATGGAATCCATCGTCTTGATTTCCACTCCGCCGATGTTCTCCGCCACTGGCACGTCGCGCGTGACATTCATCTGGATGGTGCAGCCGCTGAACACAATGGCCCAAAGACGATGCTGGCCGTCCTGCAAGTTTCCATTGGTGTCGAACGCAATGCCTTGGTGCGTCAATGACCACCGTCCGTTCTTCATGTCCAGCGCGTAGCTTTGCACTGTCGATTCAGAGATGCGACGGTTGATGGTGTTGTGATTTTCCAGCCACTCGGTTGCGATGGCCGGGGTGATGAGTTCAATTTTGGTTTTCATAATTATTTCATTAACTCGTCGGTTACTTCGATTTCAGGGACATTGTGTTGGAACTTGATTTTGCAGACCTTGCCAGAAGGAAGACCTTTGACATTTTCAAAGATGAATCTCCACAGAATCAACTTCTGCCTTGTGGAACTTCCTTTGTGATTTACGAAGTCGTCGTAGAGCTCACAGAATTTCTCCTGATGCTCTTTTGGAACCATGATTACGACCGGCTCCGGCTTGGGTGCTTTCTTTTTGAATGGCCACATTTTATTCCTTTCTCACGATGGATGGTTCGCTTTGTTTGGTTTCGGTGTTGCCGTCGAGGACTTCATCCATAGCCTCGTCGAGCTTCTTTCCCTTGAGGGCGGTCGCCTCTTTCAGCACCGCCTTCAAATCTGTCTTGCCCACGCTGACGCAGGACATGAACTTCTCCAACAGGACCCCCTGCTTGGAAACGCGGTCGAACACGACCTGTGCGTTGATGATGGGCTGGTTGATGCGCCCCGGCTTGAGCTCATACCCCGGAACTGACTCCGGGTCTGACTTCAGGAGGGCCTTCATTTCGGCCTTACAGCCCTCCAGCCACTTTTCGGCCACTGGGAGCCGTTCCATGAACAAACGCCTCATGGCGGGCGTCCAGCTTGCAACGGGCACGGCTATAAGCTCCGATGTCTCCGGTGTGGCGACCATCTTTCCAGCAAACTGTCCATATTCAGGACACTTGGACTTCGCCTTGCAGAATTTGCACTGAACTTCACCGGCCGTCCGGGGTGCGCCTTCCTTGTTGCTGGCGTTGATGCGGTGATACATTTCCTCGCGCGCCCGCATGATCTGCTCTTTGGTATAGACGCAAACCTCCGGGCTGTGAGTGACGAACGGCTGGACGACCGCTGTGGCCACGAATTCCAGCAACGGACTGTTGTGCTCGTAAACGCAGGTCTGGTCACGAAGCTGCATGTTCTTCGATGACACCGGCACGTCGCCGGCCAGCGCCTTGTATTCGATGATGAGGGCCTTGGTTCCGAGCCGATACACAGCGTCGGTCTGACCGCTGTGTTTCAGTCCGTCTGCCCAGCTAATCCACCACCGCTTTTCACGGATGGGAACGATTGGCTTGGTGGCATCCGGAAACAACTGGGCGACCAGCTTCTTCTCGATGGTCATGCACGTTTCGTAGCAGTCGTCCTGCTCCGGCGTCAGTCCCTTGGAATCCTGCTTGGCCAGCGCATCATGGACGCGCGAGCCGTAAACTGAATCCCTGGTGCTGTCGTCAGGCATCCCTCGCTGCATGAGGTGACGAGCCTGACAGAGTTTGTCTGCCTCCGCGTTGGAGGCTGATGTTGATTCACCGCGATCTTGTGTTGTGGTTTCCATAATTAAAACGGCATTTTTACTTCGTGGTTTGGGTCGGTTAGTTCCAGCGATGGCTGGATTGGGAATGATGACTCCGCCGGTTCTGGCGCAGTCTCTGCGATGTAGTTGTTTTGAGCAGAATCCAGAGCATTTCTGAATGACTGCCCATGTCGGTCGCACCAGTGCATCAGGTCGCACAGCAGGTCTTTCAGAACATCCTCCGGGTCAGTTGCGCTTTGATGTGCGAACTCACGCATGGCATAGAATGCAAGTCCTGCACGTTCGTCATTCATTGCTTCCGGGTCTGGTGGCAGGCCTTGGTCACGCTGACTTGCGTGTGAATATACCGCGAACTCCTCGCCTGGTTCGTTCATGCAACCCCCTTTACCCTTTGGAAGATGTCGTTCTTCTGCTTCTCAAGCATCTGGAAGACCGATGGTGATTCCATGAGAAGTTGCTCGATGGTGTTTGTTTCTGCGTCGATGGCTCCCATCTCACAAAGGCACGCCAGAACCTTCTCCACTGTCAGGCCAGCAGCGGCGATGTCCTCTCGCATTTTCTTGACTGGGCTGACAGTCTCACTGGGAGCTGCAACTTTGACTGCGGCCGGACTCTTGACTGCCGGTTTGGCTGGTTCTGGAGCCGACTTTGACTCAATTTCGACGACTTCGGGTTTTGGCTCGTCAAACTGGGGTGCTGTGACCGTTGATTCCCTCGCGTTGTCGATGTAGCTGACTTCCTCCGCGTCTGCGTCAATGACCGCGCCGCCATCCATCTTGATGGCCTTCTTCATTTGAATGGACTTGGGGCCGTAATGATTCAACAGCGACTTCTCGACCGTCTTGATGGCCATTTCATCGCGCTTGGTAATCCACAGGCAGTTGGCCTCCTTGTCGGGCTTGCCCTTGGCATAGCGATATTGCTTCGAGTATTGCATGGCGTGGTCTTCGATCTCCTCGCATGTCCAGAACTCGCCTCGCTCGAATCCGTTCAGCAGCTTGAACTTTGCTGCGTAGCCGATGACCCTGGCATCTTCCTTGCGCTGTGACTTGTCCACCACCAGTTCACCAGTGAGCTCGTCGTAGTTAATCAGCTCGCCGTCATAAACCACGGTTGAGCCGAACGCTTTGTATTCACCGCTTCGCATGGCAAGTTGAATGAATCCTTTGAACCCAATTTGGAACTGGGCTTGGTCGCCGTAGGGAATGATGTGCGCCTCGCCGATGTTCGGGTCAACCGAAAGGTCGAGGGCTGCTGCGGTCAGAGCTGCGCCGATGACTGAATTGGCGTCGCACTTTTGAAGCTGGAATGACTGCTTCACGATTTGGACGAGGGCTGCTCCGAAGGCCGCCCCTCGGTCGCCCATGATCTCCTTGAGTCGTGCTTTGACTGCGTCCGATTGCACGACGTCCTTGATGTTGTTGGATTTTATCAGGCTGGTATTACTCATGTTTTGTTTTGGTTTGAAATGCCGGAATCCCGGCAAAGTGTTCACAGTTTAGCAACCACCTTGTCGGCGGTCAATGGTTTTGAGATGAATTCAACGGCCTTCGCCATCGCCTCATCCCTTGAGTTAAGTATTTCTGAGGTGAATACCCGCACGCCGTCCTTGGTGACCGTTGCGTAGTATGACTTTTCATCCTTGTCGGTCCATTTGACGTAGATGTTGATGATGAACAGCTCTGATTGATATTCAGGAATCTGTTGAAGCCGACCCGGTGCGTGAACCGGGCACGGATATTTTCTCTGGAAGCAGGTGCAACTCATAAAATAAGAATCGGGGCCGCAGCGTCGGTTCCTCTACCAACCCGCTGAACATATGACATAAACAGCGGTGCTGCGACCCCGAAATTGTTTAATCTCCCATGTGGCCATGCTGGTTTCCATACCCAGCGCCAAGGCCATATCCGTATCCGTATCCACCATTGGACGGAACGCCGTTTTTCTCTGCGGCTAATTCCTTTCTGGCTTCCTCGGCGGCCTCCTCAGCCTCCTCCTCAGCCTCACGACGCTCATGCTCATCGAACAGATCGACAAGTTGGTAGCGAGTGTGGTGCAGGGCGTCGAAGATCGCCTGAATCAACTTGAACTCTGAATCATTGCCCAGGAACTCGATTACCCGAGTTAACTCCCAATCCGTTGTGTGATTCAGTCCAGCCATCACGATGATGTCGTCGAACACATCCATGATGGTCATGTTCTGCTTCTCCTTCTTGGTGCGCTTGATGACCGTCATTGTTTCATCGTCTCCGGCGTCTGTCTTGACCTCGGTGCCGGGAGTGTTGTGACCAGTGGTCGGCGTTACGATGTTCGAGCCCTTTTGCTTGTCCTGCCATTCGTAGCGACCGCCGTAGGTGGTGACGACCGGCTTCTCGATGATGTAGTTGTCATGCCACATCTTCGGGAACTGGGTTTCTATCGGTGCTGGAACGCACATCTGCTTTCTGGCCGTCTTGTCAACCAGCTCAGTGATGCTGAATCCCAACTCGGCAACGAACAGGATTTTGTCGATGAACTCCTTGCCGATGTCCCAGAAAGCCGACATGTCCGGCTCGAACTTATTGCCCTTGATGTAAAGGCGGGAGTGTATCGTGAACTGCTCCTTATCCATGCTCCCGACGGTGATGTGCAGACCATCCACCGCCTTCTCGTCGTCCGTGTCCGTCGAGCTCTGGAACGCGCTGATCGAGCAGTGATGATGAACCGTCCCGAAGGCCACATAGCCCTCCGGTATCTGCTCCGCGCGCTGCTTCTTGGAGTCCTCGTTGTCCTCCTCCTTGGTGGCCAATGAAGTGCCACCCTTCTGCGGGAACGCCCACGCCATCCATCCTTTTTCAGGATGGACGAACAGGCGAACCTGCGCCTCGCTCTTGTGCTCCTTGTAGGTCCACTGGAAGAAGGCCAGGATTTCCGACCACATGGCCGGCGTTATCTTGGGACCGCTCCAGTTGAAGGTGGCACCGGTTTCAGAAACCTTGTGCTCCAGCACGCAATCGAACAATCCTGGATAGGACTTGTTCTCCACTGACTTTCCACTGCTCTCAATTATTTTTCCTGCTTTCATATGTTTTTTAACTGTTTTCTTCCAATCTGTCCACCAGCTCCGGCTCGTTCTGATTTAAGAACTCGATGATGGTATCAATCATAGCCTTCTCGCCCATCTCCGGGTTTGCTGATGAGTCTCTCACGTCGTTCGAATCATGTTCTTCGTAGTCTGGGCCGTCATCTGACCACTCCATGTTCGGGAATTCCCCTTGCTGCTGATTGCTGATAAGCTCATCAATCAGTTCCTGCTTTGACACGCCATTCTCGATTTGCTCCCGGAGGTCATCAAGCGTGATCTCCACGTTGTCCGTGCCATACCGAGTCACGCTGTATCTAGCCCGGCCGGTCTCCACGTCTTGAAACTCGAACTTGATTGTCACCGAAGGCTCACCGACATTGACCGGCCTGGCCTTGCCCTTGGTTAGTTTCATCCGAGCTTGAGGAATCGGGAATGTTTTCTCAATCCACTCCTTCAGCTTGTCGAACGTGTCCAGCGAAGCCTCGGGCATCGCCTTCACTTTCTTCATGATGTAGCCACGGATGAGCGGGTTCGTTGGCGAATCCTGCATCAGTCCGATGAATGCCTCATCGAAGTGGTCGCTCAGATAACTGAGTGTCCCGTCCTCCCTCGGCTTTGGCGGTTCCTTGGGAGCGTCCAGCAGAATCTCCAGATATGTGTTCTCATACCAGCTTGTGATGTGATACCATTCAGCAACGGTTTTGATTCCTGCTTTTTCTCGAGTCACTCCATCCGAGTCTTTGTAGTTAGCGCTTGTCGAGTAAGTGCCATCCCTGAATTGGAATAACGCCCTCCTGTCCATGTATTTATGCCATTGTTTGTCTGCATTTGAGATTGCGGAATCTATCTTAAAATCCAGTTCCCGGTCTCCGAATGCTGGTGGTGCCTTTGCCGTTTCAATGGCAGCAGCCTGTGCTCTTGTTGGTCTTGCCATAATTATTTCTTGTTTGGTTTCATGAACTCATACGAGTTCAGGTTCTGGCGGATGCGGTGCATCATCTCCTTGTGCACCGACCGCTCCAGTTTTGGTTTCTCCATCGCCTGAAGAACGTAGAGATGCTGCATCAGCGCCGCCGCCATGAAGTTGGCGGACACCAGTTGCACGTTCTTTGCTTGGGCCTCTCCGGTGCAGCCGATGGCCTCCGAGCGGGGGTCATCGCTGTTGTCCGTGAGGATTTCAGGATAATAAACGCGCGGGTCGAACTGCGACCCCTTCCACATCGGGTCGTAGTAATACGCCTCCGCGCTTGTTGTTTCGTTGGCTCCGAAGATGGCCTTGCAGCCATACTGGTCGCACGATTCCAGCACCGCCTTTCGAGCCGGATTGTTGTCCACGCCGACCATAAACCAGTCGCTCGCGTCGAATGTCCACCTGCCATGTGAGAAGAATTCCTCAAAGGCATTGCAATCGTATTTAACAGCCAATGCGCCCGCCTTGTTCAATCCAATCTGGTCAAACTCGAACAATTGGCGGTTCAAGTTTTTCTTCTCCAGCTTGTCGCCATCAATGATGGTGACTCGATCTGAATTTGTCAGCAGGCACATGGCCGGAGTCAGCCAGGAGCCGACTCCGCCTGCACCGATGATGTAGATGTTCTTCATGGCTTAGAACTCCCTTCCTTCGTTGATGGTTTCAATAATCGCATCCGCCATCATTTCCGTGTTTGGATTGCTGTCGTTGGTCAGCTCCGCATACTTCGCCTTGACCGCATTCACGATTTCGAGGAAGTTCCGCAACTGCTCCGTGGTCATCAGCCTTTGATGAACCCATGACGAGTTCCGGCAGGACACCAGCAGCGCATCGCGAATATCGATTGCCTCCGTCTTCATCGACTGCTTCCACGCCTCGATATTTTGAACCATCATCTTCTTGTCTTCGTTCGGCTTGACGGTTCCGTTGTTGGCGATTTCGTCGAACAGACCCGGCATCATGCTCACAGCAGACCCCCAAACAATGCGGACATGGGAGTGCTGATGACCGTGCACAGCTTCGTCCAGTGTTCTGAAGGTTCGAGCGACTCCGTCTCGTCCTTCTTGGTTTTGAACCGGAATAGGCTGTCCGAGTTCCCGGTGCCACCGGCCAGGTCAGCGTTCCAATCACTCGCATTGAATTGATTCAACGCCATGCTGAACGCCTCCGACACGGTCGGGGCCACGCCCTCGAACGAGCCCATGCACACCGCACAATCGTCATACACGTTCGAGATCGGCAGCTTGTAAGCCCTCTTGTCCTTGTCGTAGGCGATGAGCCAGTTGGACTGGTCAGGAGAGGTCGCCGGCTTGTGCTTCAGGTCAGTGTGGTTGTAGATGCGCGACGCGAACAGCAGCACCATGTCTTCAGGAACCTTCCACAATGGAGCCGCCGCGATGTAGTCGTTGTCATCATCCTTTTCTTTGAACACCGGAACCAGCACCTTGTCGCCAATCAGCCGGAAGTGGCAGTTGAGTTTGATGTTCGAGAGCCTGGCCACCGCGTAACGCTCAGTCATAGTGAACAGCAGGCTCGCCGTCCCGCCCGTCTCCGGGCAGGGGAACGCGCGCTTGAGGCTCATCGTGATATTCTTGTTGAACTTTTCCATCATCGCCGCCGTCACATCGCGAGGAGAGCGCTGGATGGTTGTTAAAAATGAAGTCCCATCAGGATGGAACTCAATAAATGCTTCGTCTTTTGGTCTTTCCATATGTTTTTTATTTTAAGAGCCGAAAAAAAGCCGCCGAGGGATTGCTCCCCCGGCGGCAGTTATCGGCCGATGACTAATTAGGCGAGGACTTCAGTCGCCTTGCTGTTTGCGCGGGTCTCCAGCACGATTTCCATGCCGTCAGCCACCTGCGCGGAGCTGTCCTGCTCGACGCCACCCACCAACGCCTTCACGTTGTCACCATAACCTAGGATGATCTTCGTGGAGGGGTTGTTGATGATGCTGCCAACGGTGGCCGTTGCGCCGACCGTGACTTCCGTGGTGTCGATACCGTAACGAACGATTACTTTTTTCATATTTGCTTAATTTTCTACTTGGTTCTTGTTGTTGGTTAAAGCCAGCGATTACGCGCCGGTGATTTCGGACTCCGTCACCACTTCCGGGGTGATGGCCGTGAGTTCAGCGACAAGCTTGTCGATGTTCTTCTGGGTGTTTGCCTGTTCCTCCTGCGAGGTGGCGATGCCCTGAGCGAGCCGGTCGCTGGTTTCCATCACGCGGCCCTGCTTGCCCTTCTGGAGAGCCTCGATGGCCTTGGCGATGGTCTGCTGGTTCAGGTTGGCTCCGGTCGTCGGCAGCGAGGTGCCGAGGATGGAGACATCCGTGATGTCCGGAGTCTGGAGCTTGTTCAATTCCGCCTTCAGCTCCGCCTCCGTCTTGACCAGTCCGGCCAAGTGGGTCTGGAGTCCGCTGATGCGAACGATCAGCGCGCTGGCCTTGTTGGCGGCGGCCTGCATGTTCGCGTCGTTCAGGTTCTGGATTGCCAATGTTACTACTTTGTTGCTCATATGTTTTACTTTCTTGGTTGTCTAACTGGCTTCTAGTTCAGCATTGCCCTGCTGGGAACGCACCACACGATGCGCTCCCTTCAAGGGACAGACAAACGGGTCTGTCAGCCGTGTATTCTACGCTGGTTTCTGTTCTGCGACCAGTGGAATTTCCTCAAACTCCTCATCCATCGCAGCCTTGACCACGGGCAGGAAGATGTCATGCCTCATCACCGTCTTGAACTGGGCATCGTTGAGCGAGGCCACACACTCAGCAATCTCCGACTCGGTGGCTGACTCCACATCCTTCTGCTGGACGTGCGTTCCTTCCACCCCTCCACCCGGAGACAGGAGGTATCCATGCTTCGGATTGGTCACAATATACAAGCCGTTCTTGTAGCTGTGCGAGGAGCCATCCTTCACCACCTTAACCACGCTTAGCACGTTGTATTTCGTCAGGTAGCCTCCATTTGAATTTCCAAACAAGTTTGTGAGCCGGTCATCCTTGTGAATGATTCCCATAAACTTGCTGAAGAACGCCTGGTAGGTTTCGTTTATTCCTAATTGTGATGACAGCTCCTTGATTTTCTCCAAGTCTTTCTCACTCAGGTCGAGCTGATACTCCTTCTCCTTCTGCTTTTCCTCCTTGGGAATCGCAGCGATGCAGGCCGCAATGAGATTACGGAGGACCACCTCCTTGAATGTCACTCTCATTTGTTGAAGAAGTAGGCGTGACGACCCGGCATGAGCACCAGCTCGTCCGCTTCGGTCACAACTTCACCAGACTGCTTAACGAACTTGCCGCCCACGAAGGACAGCGAGTTGAACTGGACGTTGCCGCCATTTCCGGTTGAGGTGAACTGGTCACTGGCCTTGTGCAGATACAGGTCGCCAGTGGCATAGCCGACATTGACCACAGTTGGCCCGCCGCAGCCGCCGCCCTCGCTCTTTTGCTCGGCCGAGAACTTCACGTTCTTCATGATCGCCATGTCGAAGTGCTGTGTCGGCTTCTTGGTTTGCTTGTCCACGACAGCCCATTTTCCGGCGTTCGCATCGTAGCGCGTGATGGCTCCCTTGATGGGAAGCGGATTGTATTTCTGCATGAGTTTCCGCAGAGCGGAGACCTCTATTGGTTTTGGTGGAACGTATCCACATACTGCTACTTGTCTTGTTTGTGTTTGCATATGTTTTTAATCAGCGGTTGGTTGAACCATCGCTTGCTGAAGGCGGTGGAGATTGTTTCCTATGTGGCAGGTTGTCGGCGAGGGTGAGGGCGGCATGGCCATTTAAGTTATCATTACACGCATTGCAATTTTGATGTTCTTGATTATGCCAGCTAAGCCAGTTGTCTCTTTTCAGCATTGCATCCAATGCCTTCACCAACTCATTCACCGCGCTACGAAGCTGGGTGAGTTCGGATTCTAGTTTGATAACTTCATTTTTAGTATCTTGATGCAACTCTTTTTCTTCTTCAAAAGCCATTTGATACGAATGAGAACCAAGATATTCAAAGGGAGCGAAAGCCTGCCCAGAAGTGGCAGGACTTGATTTCTCCTGAACAGTCTCACGATTAGTTCTATCTTGGTTCTCAAATTTAAGTTTCTCAAACGCCTCATCCCTCTCCTTCAACGCTTGGGTGATCTCTTGTTCCATTTTGTAGATGTCGCAGATTTCTGCGTGCCCATCTGGGATTTCTCTACCGCACACCTTGCAGGCACCCCATTCATCAATCCAGTCTCCGTCGCGCTTGGGCTGCTCCACTTTCAACTGGAGATTGGCCGTGTGTTCCTCTATTGCCTTCTTAATTATTCTGCTCCATGAAGCAATCTTTTCAGGCTTCTTACGCTCAGGAAACTCGCCCTCAGCGTCGAAGATGTCACCAGCTAATTTCTCGGCAAGTTCGTCGATATTCATTTGGCTGGCCCTCCAGTCAGGTAGCCGACGGTGATCTTTCTGTCGTTGGCGATTCGCCGCACTCGCTGGTGCAGCTTGATGAGTCCGCAGGCTGGACAGGAAAGCCCGTTGCAGCCGCATTGCTTGGATGCGCGGGCCGCTTGCAGCAGAATGAAGCCCACGTTGTTGGGAAATTGCTCCTCGATTTCTCGCATGAGCTTGGCCACCTGAAGACGAACCTCGTTCTCAGGGAATAATGCAGTTTTTGCCATGATTTTATTTGTGATTGGTGAGCGCGGCAGGATTTGAACCTTGCGTGTTTCTGTCTCGTTTCCCCGTGTTCGCCCAACCTGAACGATAATTGATTGGGCGTGGCACGGAGACTGACACCACCGCACCTACAAAGCAGGTGTTCTCGGATATGTTCAGTCTGGTTGCCACTGTCAGGGTGCGTATGCCACTCCGCCACGCGCTCAAATTGTTTTAGTTTGACCGAGCCTTGCCTTCGATGTTGGCAATCGCTTCTCCGGCGGTGATTGGCGCAGTGATTGAGTCCTTCACTTTGAACGGGCCTTTTTCAATCCGGCACGCCCGGAACCGGGCACCAGACTTGAATTGCTCGTTGATTACTGTGGCGGCCGCGCGGGCGTAGAACTCCTCCTTGTATCGCAGCGGGCCATCGTCGTCACCCATCCATGATTTGTCCTCCGTGTCGAACACGCCGAACTTGCCACCGGGTGAGGTGGCTTTGTTTACTGGGATTGGTTTCATAATTTATTCTTTCACTTTCGGTCCGTAAGGTTTGATGATTAGGGCGATGAGGGACCACTCGATTGCCTTCTCGTTATGCTCCATTGCCATCATAATGGCGTTGACTGCGACATAGGCGAAGCAGACCAGTTGGAACCAGCCCATTGCCCAGGTGAGCCAACTGATGACGAACTGCTTGTGCTTCTCACGGTCGCGCCAGAGGATATGGCGTTTGTTGAATGATTTCATTGGCAAGAGATGGGCGCGGCAGGATTCGAACCTGCAATGAAGTCTGAGGCAACCACGCTGCTGATGATGCGACTCATCCGGCAGCCACGTCGGCATTCGCGCCCCGACAGGCACATGTCCTCATCTGCGTGCGTTATCCAGTTCCGCCACGCGCCCAAATTTGTTTAGTTCCGCGAAACGTCCTCCGGCGGCTCGACGGGCATTTCAGCCGTGAACGTCATTGTTTTATCACCGGACTCCTTTCCTTCGAGCTGGCGAATCTTGATGAGCATGGACAGCGACACGATTGTCGATGCCAGTTCGGGGATTTTCCTGACCTTCATCACGCTAATTATTGAGGCGAGAAGGCCTTTTAGCGCAACCACCGGCAGTCTGCGCATGGTTTCGGGACTTATCAAGACCCATTCCTCCGCGATGGATGGAATGAACTCCAATGGCGCTCCGCAGTAGTGGCAGATGGTCACGTTCCCGCTTTTAATGAACTTCTCGGTGGTTTTGATGATCTGCTCGTCGGTCATGCTCGGCATGATGTCGAACTCATTGTCACAGAACGGACACTCCACGTTCCGCAGTTTTTTGACGTCAATCATAAGTGCCTCCACGGATTGACTCGACTGCCGAGCGATGGTGAAACGGAGCTGGTTTCTCGTTCGTCACCACAACGACCGGAGTCTCGCCCTTGCCGTTGCAGTTGAGGCATTTCTTCCGGTTGCGCTTGTTGGTGATGTGACGGTGCTTGACGAACCCCTGTCCCGCGCAGGCCGGGCAGGTGGATTGAATGGTTTTGGTCATATTTCAAGTTTGGTTGCCATGATGGTGGTTCCGGCGATGCCGTGCTGGTGCAGTTCGAGTGAATAGCCTGCTTCCTTGAAAGCATCTTCGAGTTTTGCTCCAATGTTGTGTTCCCCGAAGTGAATGGTTTCTGGGGTTGATTCAACCATCTCTTTGATGGCTTCAGACAATTTGCTCATAAAAAATAAGTGAGCTTGGACTTAGTTACTCCGTCCTTGCTCTGTGTTGTGTTGTCTCAGGCCTCCACCGTTTCGGCGGCCTGCGCATCAATCGCCGTGGCACCGCGCGCCAGCGATTCCGCTTCTTCCAGCGCCGCAGTCTGCTCATCCTCGCTCAGACGAGCAAGGGCTTTGACGAGCTGTTCACGGGTCACTTCAAACGCCTTCGGCGGCAGTTTGGTCTCCAGCGCGAACGCGGCGCGCTGTTTGCCGGACTTGGCCTGGCTTACGCCCATGGCCGAGAACGTCCAGTTTTCGTCCGCCATCAGCCGCGCCACCTCGCCGGCCATCATTTTCTTTCCGGCGGCCTTCATGCGGTCGATTTCCGCGTCAATCAGGTGCGCGTTGTCCTTGTTCGGACGGCCCAGACCGAGGCGTTCGGCCACGATTTTACGGGTTTCCAACACGAGCTTGACCTGCACCTTGTCTTCGCCCGCGACCGCCGGGATTGCACCGGCCACTTGGATGTCCGCGCCGTTCTTTTTGCCGACCAGATGCAGACCGGCCAGCAGTTCAGGCTGTGTCCCGAACAATGCCACTTGTTTGCTTGTTTGCTGTTTCATATGTTTTTCACTGAGTTCGTGAGCGTGATTGCCCACGGAAGCAGGTTTCAGGTGCTTCGAGCACAGGTCAAAGCCGACCGTGCTCGGAACATCCGAACGACATATTTCACAGACCATTGTTCTCATCATACAGACCTGCCATCACAAGGAACTGGAACGGATACCATTTGGCCATCCAATCCGCTTGTGCATCGGTCAGCTTGAACCCTTGCGGCGGCTCGACTTGGCGAACCCGCTTGGCTCGTTTCGCAGGCGCGCGCCGGGCATCGCCCAGCATCATGCTGTTCTGTATCACGTAATGTTTCACTGTGTTTCCTTTGGTTATGCGAGCAGCATTACTCGCGCTCGCCGCACCCCGAAGGATGCAGCGACCGCGAATCACGCGAACTTGTCTTCAATCGGCATCGGATTCACCGCTTTGGTAGCGAACAGACGCACAGCGACCGTGCCCGATGCGTGGACATGCTCGCCGGAATCCTTGTTCTGGTAGAAGCCGAGCGTGATGCGTTTCACGGGAAACCCCATCCGTTCAGCTTGGTTCATCACGTCCTCGACTGCTTCGTGGGCAGCGGAACGGCGTTTCATCTGTTCGCCCGCGTTGGCAGCCAAGCGGGAACCATTCATTGTATTCATTGTGACATTTGGCAGCACCGCTTACTGGGCGGAACCGCCTCCTTCCACCTATAAGGCAGGTGATACTGGGGAATAAACTTTCCAAGTTCGTGACCGCCCGCGCAGACACGATTTGACACGCTACGCCAGATGCTACACATTGCCGCACATGGCTAAGTATCAATCAGCACCGTATCGCAACGCTTGCACTCTGGGAAATCACCTGATGACATTGATACTTGCGTGCAAGGAGCCGTGCAAGGAAGCAGCACTCATCATGCGTGAGTGGCGCGAGCTTGAGCAGATGAAGCGCGAGTGGCGCGGCATGGCGAGGTTGTCGCCCGTGAGCATGAGAGAGGCGCTGGCCGCGAAGCGCGAAGCCCAACGAACCATAGACGTTACATCGTCCGCTCCCGCGTTCACCGAACCAGACTGACAAAGGAATCTCTTTTTTCCCAGACCCGTCACCGCACCGCCACCCCGATGCCCCCCATCGACGGGCGGTTGTCTTTATGAAAAGAGCTCTCACAACGGGAATGGACTTTCCACAAGTTTCGGGTAGGGTATGACCGTCCATTGAGCTAACAGGCTCCGCATACCAGCCCGTTGACCCCGCCAACCAGAGCGATCTGGAAAAGGTCAGCGGGTTGTTTCGTTGAGACGGGTCAGGTCAGACCGGTCACGGATGAGTCAGGCAGCTTCTGCGGGTTCGAAGACTTGTGTTTCGCCGATGTCCCCTGTCGGGCAGCGAGGAATGCAACTGCGACGTGCGTGTGACGAAATAACTGCGGGGGGTTATAGGGGGCGCGGGTATTTCTTGTCGAGCTTTATTTTTCACCAGGGGGACGGTTTGGGGGAAGAATCTTCTGATTCACCTGATATTCGAAATTTGAGTATAACAAATCGGTATAGTCAGCCCTGACCCTGGTTTCGGTCTGAGTATAACTAAAAAGCATAAGCCCTACTGGAAT